GTCGACGTGTCGACCTGGTCGCCGGCCGCTTGCGTGGCGATGCCGAACGTGTCGTTGCCGTCGGTGTCCGGGCGCACCCAGTCCACCACCCACTTGGCCTTGACGCCGGCGGTGGTCGAACCCGTGGGGATCTTCAGGCCGTTGGAGTCGAGCGCGTAGCTGCCGTCCGGGTTGCGCTGGTACAGCGGCACTTGCGTCTGCAGGATGTCCAGCCAGAAGCGGATCGTGGCGTTGGGGCCAGCGTCGTCCGGCTTGATGCGCTGGATCATCTGCGAGTTGCCTTGCGCGTTGATGTTGTTGTTCATCAACGAAGCATGGTTGAACCACTTCTTGGTCGGGTCGAACGAGTCGGCGCCGAACATGATCAGGCGGCTGTCACCCACGCACAGCTGGGGAACGCCCGTCGGACCCTTCTGGGCGTAGACGAACGACAGCGGCAGGTGGGTCGGCAGATCTTCCGGCTCGGGGACCAGCTGGCGGGTGCTCTGGTCGTTGATCCCGCGGAACAGGGTCATCGGTGCTGCGTTGACGATGGTCGTGGACATGTTTAGGTTCCAGTAACAGTGAAGAGGAAAGAGGCCTTGGGATTCTCAACACCACGAGGTGTATTCGAGATCCGCCCGATTTGATGGCTTTTGGGACGCTGGTCGACGACACGTGTCAAAGACCAACGCTTTTTTCGTGGTGTTTTTTGGATTGCACATATCATGCCAGTGCGAAATTGTCCCGAGGCGCAACACTATAGTGCCTGCTGACTCGGAGATTCGTCAAAAGATTGTTATGAAATGCCCGGCTTCCGAGCCTTTCATGGCATTAAGGAAAACATGCAGCGACCGGCTCGACTAGTCCGGTGGCTGCCCCATTCGGTAACTGCAAGGAATCAGTCATGATCAAAGAAACGGCCTACGACACGACGGCCTGCAAGGGGTTCTTGCTGGGCAAGCTCGAGGATGCCCTCGAGAAGGCACGGCTGACCCACAACATCGATTACGCGCAAGACGGCTACGAACACGTCTACGCGATCAAGCGTTCACCCTACCTGCAAGAGGCCATTCCGTCGTTCGTCTACCCGGTGGTCGTCGGCGATGAAGGCGAGCGTCGCGTCTACTGGGATGCGCGTCCGTACATGCGTCCGTCGTCCGACGGTGGTCAATTCATCGGCAACCAGAACGGCTACGATGGCGGCAAGCTGCTGGCCGCGCTGCAGAAGATCTGGCTGGTCGAATCGAACAAGTACCTGCGCAACCTGTCGACGCTGCCGCTGGCTGCGTTCTGCTCGTGGGTGGGTGACAACATCGCCAAGCGTGTCGCACTCGATCCGGCAGACCAGCTGTCGGTCACAGTGCTGGCCGGTGTGTTCTACCTGAACAACTTCCTGCCCAACGAAGATCGCTCGACCCACGAGAAGGTCGAGATGGTCTCGATGATCGCCAAGGCCACGAGCATCAAGCAGTCGGCCGTCTACGACATCGTCAACGATCGTCCGCGCATCGACAGCGTCGACGAGTTCTGCAGCATCTGCCAGGACTACACCCACTCGACGCGTCTGCGTGACCTGAACGCGACGACGCTATTCGGCATCCTGGGTGGCACCTGGTACGGTGCGAACAAGTCCGAGATGGTCGCCGTCGCGCTCGAGTGGCCGCCGGCGTGGATGATGATGGTCTACCTGGCCATCACCGACCGGGGTTACCACCACTCGGCCATCACCCGCATGATCCACGATCGCTCCAGCTTCAAGAAGCAAGGTGCGACCTACGCGATCGCGCTGCCCGACTACGTCTCGAGCTTTCGTGACCATGCGTGGGTCGCACAGCAGAACTCGACCTACGCCAACGGCAGCCCGATCCCCGTGCCGGGTGCGGCAAACTCCGCCGGCTCGACGTTCTGATCTGCACTCCTCCAACTAGGATAATCCATGGACGGCTTTCTCCAGCAGCACGCGTATGCGAACGTGTGGTGCACGCCGAACCAGGATAGCCAATCGATCTTCAAGCCCTACCGGATCAGTCCGGCCGGTGGGGCGTGGATCGACTTCAAGGTCATGTGGCGAACCATTTCGCTGCCCGACACGAAGTCGCGGTTCGCTATCTATCAGATCGGACAACTCGGACCGCTGCTGCTGGGTCTGGCTCCGAAGTTTGATACTTGGGTCAAGGCCAGCGATGCGATGATCGCCAAGTCGCTGATGATGGACATCTACGCCGTCGACGGCGTGCAGATCCATCGCACCCAAGTCTGGTACCGGGTCACGCGCGACAAGGACCTGATCATTGCGATCAGAAAACCCGAGCTCACCAAGATTCCGATCGATCTGGACACGCAGCCGATCTACATCCGCTTTTATTCGAACGCGTTCTTCAACAGCACGCGTGCCAATTCGGCCGATGACGTGATCTACTGCGAAGGCATCCAAGCTGTCACCAACAGTGACATCATGACGATGCAAGACCACATTGCCACGTACCGTGCCAAGCCTGGCTACGTGACGTGCTACAAAAACGGACTGCGGGTCGACACAATCGATCTGACCAACACCGTTTCTGGCGACTACATCGAGTTTGTCTTTGACGGCTCGGTCAAGCGCGTGGTCACCTTCAACGTCCGGGATCTACCCCAGTTCACGTCCATCTTGGACAACACGGCCAAGTACCTGCTCCACTACCCCGGCAACGTGGGTGAGATCGAGTACATGGACGACATCGACATCTACGTGGTCCAGCCCGGTACCGTCTCCGGACGCTACAAGGGGTTGTACTACCACAAGAACAGTCCGAGCGCCGTGCGCATGGTCACGCACCAGGACTACTCGATCGATGTGGGCTACCTGCAGTCCTACGCCACCGCTCACCCGGAGCTGGGATCGGTCGACGACATGCAACTCATCGTCCAGATCAGAAATTCGGGCTGGGCCCGTCCGCTGGTCGATGAGTTCAACCACATCAAGGATCTGTACCTGCTCAGCGATTCGGATCTGCTGGCAGCCATGATCGGGGTGAACGCGACGGTGGATGTCTGGAAAGCCGAGAACCTCGAGAACTCGGGCTACACGGGCATCATGCGTGCCAACCAAGGTACGCTGACCACTTATCAGGTTCAAGAAGCCTACGGCTACAACGCGGTCAGCAAGTTGATTGCCGACACGCCGCAAGCCACGCCGGTCTCGTCGGGTCTGCCGCGCGCCACGCTTCCGAGCGGCTTGGCCAATCGCTGCACGGTCTACGAGTACGACGCCAACGGCTATCTGATCGACTTTCGCACGCACACGACGGGCAGCGCGTACGCCGCGGCCAGCAGTCAGTGCGCGATGATCGAAGCGATCTCGGGGCTGGCCAGCATGGGGCTGCAAGCCTACTGGAACGTTCCGACTCACTCGATCGATCCGTCGGTCAACTACCGGTTCTACATCTGCGGGTTCGTCAACGGACAGCCCGACTATCACTGGACAGATGTGACCGGTTCGGACCAGTACGCCATCATCGACGGCGTGGTGACCTGGGTGCTGGACCACAGCGTGTACTACACGCTCGTGCGCGGCAACCAGAACCACATCGCCTACACGCTGGACTACGCAGCGGTCGACTCGCTCATCACGTTCTCGCTGGCCGAGTACCGTGAAGACTTGCAAGCCCAACGCACGATGACGCTGCCCATGGGTGAGCTCGACATCTGGCTCAACGGCAAGTCGTTGATCGAAAAGATCGACTACATCGTGGACTTCCCACGCGTGACGATCATCAACAAGGCCTACCTGATCAACCCCGATACGACCAACCAGCGTATCGCGATCCGGTTTACCAACCACTGCAACAGCGACTTGTCTCGCAACGTGCCCGGTGATGTTGGTTTCGTGCAATACGGGGCGCTGTCGTTCAACAACCGCTACGACATCCGCGATGACAAGGTCAATCGCGTGGTCGTCGAAGGTGCCCTTTACCGCTACGATGAACTCGAATTTGCCGAAGGCGATTTCGACATTCACGTGAGCGGCGCGACCAATGGGTTCCCGTACTCGATCCGCGACATCGTGGTTCCGATGAACGGTTACCTGACTGCTGACAACCAAAAGACCGATCCGACCTACGAGCTGCGCGCTCGAGACAAGATCGTCACGGATGCCATCAGCAACTACATGACGCTCAAGATCCCTGAAAAGGTGCCCACCAGCCCGAGCTCGATTGCAGGCTTGTATCCGGTGGTCAGCCCGTTCTTCAGCCGTATCGTCTACGACTTGAACAGCGGCGCGCTCTGGGACGAGATGATGACCGAACAGTACTCCGACGACTGGGTTCGCCAGACGGTGGAAGGCTACGAGTATCTGCTCGCCTGGGATCCGATCACTGACGTCAACTTCCTCGATCCGAATTTCGTGGTGGTCCAGCCTCACAACCTGAACCATTACGTGGACATGGGGATCTATCAGTTCAAGTTCCTCAACCGTGTCCAACGGATCTACGCCCCGACGCGGATTTCCTTGTCCGGCTCCATCCGGGTGGCTCAGTTCTAAGAGCCACCTTTTCAACCTTTCGTAGGAAAACCAACTCATGGCAAATGACGGAGTCATCAGCACTTCCGGCATCTACGGTACCGATGGTGTTACGCCCATCTACGATCCGGATGGCCGGTTCCAGGTCTGGTCGTTGGCCGAACTCTTCATGGGTTCTGCCATCAGCCCAGGCGACAAACGCTACGTGGGCAAGATCGGCGACCTCGTGGTCGACACCGATCTGTTCCTGTGGTACATCATCACCAACATCGACTTGGCCACGCTCACCCCGACGCTGCTGGAAAAGGTCTCGCCGCAATCGACCGGCGCTGCCTCGGATGAAGACATCCTGCTGGGTGTGGGTCCGGGTCCGGTCTCGGGTGCGTTCCGTGTCTACGTGGACACGAGCGTCAACCCGCACGTGGTTGCCGTGGACGCGGCCTGCGAGGTCCATGGTTCGATGGTCTCGTACTGCCGCATCTTCCGCGGTTCGGATCTGACGAGCGCAGGCAACATCATGAGCCTGCTCTACGATTCGGCCGGTAACGTGATCGGTGACAAGATCCCCCTGGAAAAGGTCGTGGTCCCCTCGGGTACCAACGTAGCCGTCTGGGGCGTTCCGGTTTGCTACACGATGCAAGAGCCGCCCAACGGCGAGCAGGTCACCATCGTGTTCTACTCGGACACCGATGCCGTGGTCTCCAAGGCCGTGCTGCTCGTGGACAATTCGGCGTTCATCCGAGCGCCCAATGCGGCCACCAAGTACATCTCCGGCATCTCGCTGGAATGCCCGTTCCTGTCGACGACCGACTCGCGAGTGATCAACCTGCCGCAGAACGTGCTCATCCAGTCGATGAACATGGTCGGGGTGCTCCACTACTCGGACGGCAGCATCCGCAAGATGCCCGTGGACAACACCAAGTTCTCGCTGCTGGGTCTGGAAGCCTACCTGTCGACCATCGTGGGTCAACAGGCCAGCGTCATCCTGCGCTACCAGCTGTCGGCCGGCGAGATCGCCTATGGCACGACCACCGGCCAGGTCGCTTCGATCACCGAGACCTACAAGGTCATCACGGCCCGTGAAGACAACGCCTACAGCGTCAAGCTGTACGGTTATCCGGAGTGGGTGGACTCGGTCAGCGGCTACACGCTGCGCTGGTTCATGTACACGGGCAACCGCGATGTCGTCTACGACGTGACCGACCTGGTGGACTACTCGCAGTCGCCCGCGCCGCTGAACCCCACGCTCTACGGTGCGCAACAGACCATCGTGGTCGGTGTGAACCTGAGCGCGGTCAACGGGGCGTACAAGAACTATCGTCACGTGCAAACGGAGACGCTGGCTCTGCTGGGCCCAGGCACCCAACGCACGACCAACTGGCAGATCTACTTCGATCAGAACCAGTCGCCGCCTTACGGTGTCAACAACCACGCCGACCTGACCTTCGTCAACTACAACTACTACAAGTTGAAGTACGACCTGGGCGAGACCGACGTGACCGCCTGGCTGCAGCGGCTGTACTTTGCTGCCCGCCCACTCGTGGACACCAACAAGGAAGCCGTCCCGCCCACGCCGACGCACTTCCGCATCAAGTACGGCGCGTTCAACTACGTCTTCCCGATCAGCCAGTGGGCTGACGAGCAGATCGTGGGCAACGGCCTGGGCGACAACGCCACGCTCTACATCGAGTTCTTGTTCCGCACGCCGGACACGGATCTCCAGTTGGCCGTGGCTGCGCTGCCGATCTACCAGACCAACCCGGGTGCGGGCATCTAGTCGATCGCGACACGGCATATCGGGGGAGGGGTAACCCTCCCCCTTTATGCTGTCTCACATGCCAAAGCGCCAGGCGTTGGCAGCGGGTTCTCGCGAGTAGCCGCTGTTGGGAACGGCCGCAGTCTGCCACGACGGCGCGCTGGGTTTCTCACCAAGCGCCTTACGGGCACGGCGGCGTTCCTTGGCACCTCGGATGAGTTCGTCCACCGAGAAGATCTCGTTTTCTTCTCGGATGACCCGCACCATGAGCGAGCGCATGGCTTGCTCGATGCGTTGGGACATGTACTCATCGCGTTCGTGACCCAGGGCGTCCGACAGCGCTTCGATGTCGATGCGCAGTTGGCGCTGTTCGTCCAGCGCGGCCAGTTGACGTGGATCGGCCGTCAAGCGGTTGGCCCCTGCCGAGATCATGCGCGAATCGATACCGTAGAACTGCAGGTTGACACCCTTGATGATCAGCCAGAAGCACAGCAGCCAGCCAATGACCATGTCGTCGTGCTCACCGTCGCCGTGGTCGATTCGACCGTTCTTGGTGATCAGACCCGCGATCTGGTCGATCAGCGTCTTGTCATGGACCTTGTCGGGTCCGCGCACGACGGCTGTGTTCAGCGCGGTCGAGTACAGCGCCGATCGCGCGTTCTCACCGGTGGCGCTCGTGACAAAGCCAAAGCACTTTTTGTAACGCACGTAGACTTCAGGATCCCGGCGGTTCATCGGGATCTTGATTTCCTGGTAGCGCTCCGGATCTTCCTGGTGATGCTGGACGGCCGTGTTGTACAGGCGTCGGAACGGATCGATCCCCATTTCCGGCAGGTGCAGCAGCAGGTAATCGAGCAAGGCTACGCCGGTCGAACGTCGTTCGATGATGGCTGTCACGTTGACAAAGCGCGCCAAGATGGCGGCCACCCACGATGAGAACTTGATCAGGTTCGTGTCGTTGTAGGTACCAGCGGCCACGACTTCCATCGTGTACGCATCCAGCAAAACCAGCGAGATATCGTCGTTACCTGAGGCTTCGGAGGTGTCCATGCCGAGGATGAACTTGGAGTTGTTCATCCGGTACTCGACCTCGGACTCGGGGATATACCAGCGCGTGATATACGTACCGATGCTGGCCACTTCCGAGTACTGCACGTCCATGTGGCTACCGACGATGCGTTCGAGCAGCGGACCCGGGATCGGGGAGGTTTCAGTACCCGAAGTCCACATGTTAAAGAAGTCGCGGTTGGCCGATTCGGGCGATTGCAGCGCGCCTTCGAGGCGATCCAGCAGCCACTTGTCGGACTTGCCAACCTGACGGTGGTTCATGATGAGAGCCACCCGGAACACGCCCCCGCGGCTATTGCGGCGGACCATCTCTTCGAGCTCGGAGATGTTGGCGCAGTCCAAGAACTTCTCGGACCAGGGCGCCGAGTCTTGCGTCATCTTGAAGATGTAGCGACCCGACGGGTTGTCCTTCTTGGCAGCGGTGGTTGTCAGGATCACCCCCCAAGGCGCATTCTCGCGCTTGGACTTTTCGATAGCCGCGCCCATGGCGCCGAAGGCCGATTCGAGCGCGACCTGAATGTGGGCCTGGAATGGCGGCTCGTCAACGTGGAAGATCGCCGTGGTCAAACCCCGGCCGACCTTGATGGCGTTCTTCTCAGACGCTTGGGGCACGTGGGTGGAGTAGCGATTATTCAGCGCGTTGATCGTGATTTCTTCGGTGTTGTTGACGTCCGTGGCTCCTCGCTGATTGAGGTACTCCGGAAACTCGTCAGCCTGTTCCTTCAACCGGGTGATGTTAGAGCGGCGCAGGCCGTCGTCCTTGGTCAACAGGTTGATCTTGGTGTTGGTGCAGATGATGTTCAGCAGCAGGTTCATCAGCATGTCAATGCCAAAGGACTTGCCGGTCTGGCGGATCTGGATCCACAAAAACATCACGTGGTTAAAGAACAGCCAGTAGGCCGCAATCACGGCGCGGTTGGCTTCAAACAGGGTGGCTTCCGTACCGCCGATGGCCGGCGCACGGGCAACTTCTCGAAAGAAGTACCACGGGTTGATCTTGCACTCCCAGGCGATCATCGCCTTTTGCTCCAGGGTCAGATCCGGAGCGTGGGGATCGACCCCTTGAAGAAGTGGGTTGATCAGGGCCAGTACAAAAGCGTGGTTGCGGATACCCATCTGGCGGTACAGGGCTGCCAGACGGATGAAGGAAACGTTCTTGGTCTTTGTATCGACGATGGCGGTCGGATATCTGGACCAATCTTCAGCGTAGAGAATCATGATGGTCTCTCGAAAATCATAGGGCGCGTAACGAGTGCGCGCAGAGCTATAAGCTACATGCACGAGGTAATAAACCTTACATAACACATATACGGCATAAAGCCCCCGTAGCTGGATGAGGGCTACGGGGGCTTTATGCGCTTGCGTTAAATCACGCGCGGCGGATCGTTGAAGCTGGCAATGTGAACCTGGATCAGGTCAATGAAAGCTTCAATGGCTGCTTCCTTTTGGTTCCGGGGTGAGGACCAACCGTGGAGCAGCTTGGGAAATGTCCTGCCATCCGCACAAGCTTCAATCAACGAGGTCGGTGCACGGCCGGCCGTCGTTGCAAAAACTTCGTACGTCGTGACGATCTTGTTTGGAATGTACCAGCGCAAGTACTCGCACTGGAACTTGCGTTCCTTGCAATGGATCGTCAGCGTGTAGTCCGTCGACGCGTAAGCAACGAGGGACTCAAGACGAGACCGAATTTCAGTAATCTCAGTAACCGTACGGGCACCCCTGACACGTTCGAGTAGCCGCGCCAGCAGCAGCTCGATTAGCCGGAGGTAGTACACGATCACGCGACCTCGCGCGTGGTCGAGTTCATGTAATGGTTCTTCGTGCAGGCACGCGCCACCATGTACAGCAGGCACGCCGTGCGCACGGCCGAGATCACCGACGGCGTCTTCGGTTCGATCGCTTTCTTGACGATCTCTTCCATCGCTCGCCGCAGCTCCAGCAGATCCGGGTCGCTCGAGCGCGAGGAGGTGTAGACCCCACGCAGGCGCACCAGAAGCGCCGGCAGATCCACGTTGGCTCGCAAGTTGGTACGGTTGGCCGAGAAGTAGCCAAAAGAGTGGATCAAGCATTTGTCGATGAGCTCACCGACCTGGTCGTTGGCCGTGCGCAGGTAGTTGTTGGACAGATACTGCAGCGTGGTCAGGACATGCTTGGGAGCAGCTGTCTCCATCACGCTTTCGACAACGTCCAACAATTCCGGACGGATGAACGAGTTCTTGTCGGCGATGACTGACTTCAGGTAACGCACGTAACCTTCCAGACCACCGGTCTTTTCACGCAGCACGTCCTCGCCATCGAACTCGACGGTGCCCGATTTCGAATGGATGCGGTTGCCGGTCTTGTGGACCTTCAAGAACTCGTTGTAGATGTTCTTGATCATGTCGCGGATACGGCCCTGGATGTCGTTGACCATGTAGACCACGCGCCCGTCGCTCTCCATCTTGGAGATCGTGTCGAAATGCTTGGACGAGGTCGAGATAATGTCGGCGCAGCGCACCTCGAGCACCTTGATCCAAGACCCTTCGGTCTTGATCAGGTACTTGTTGGACAGCGCCGCGTACGTGGCTTCAGCCGCGCCCTTGTCAGCCGGGAACTTGAAGTGTCGGTACAGCCGACTCGTGATGAACTTGATCTGCAGCGCCTTGAGCACGTCCGTCATCGCAGCGATCTTCTGCGCATGGGTCATGCCCGAGGCATTGAGGAACTTGTGCACGAGCCAGATGCAGCTTTCGTTCATCGGATCGCCAGCCACGTTGAACACGCCGTTGGCGCCGTTGACTTCAGGCAGCACCGCGATCGACTCGCGAAGGGCGTACTCGTTGGCATCCAGGATCTCGTCGAACCAGCGATTCTTGTCCGCATCGGTAAAGCGCACGACTTGCACCCCGATGAGGTTGCCTCCAAAGAACTGGGAATGATCCGGGTTCTTGTTGATGAAGCTGACCACGTATTGGTGGATGCGTTGGGCCAGGCCCTGATCGATCACCAATCCATGGCAAGCTTGCTCAAAGATCTCTTTGATTTTACTGCTCATGGCAAGACGCTTTGAAATTTGAGGGAAAAGGTAAGGCAGCTGAGTGGGGCTCAGCCGAGACACACAATGAGGCTTGCGCTTTTGACGCGATCTAAAGACCCAACAGGACCGCTGGTACTGCCGATGAGTTTGGTCGGCTATAAGGGGCCTTAAAACCTCGGCAATCACCCCCCGCGCGCCCGGGCCGCGGTCGCGGGGGGTAGGGGGGCAAAGTTGTCATTCATCTTCTCGTCGCTTTGCGACCCCAAAAGTGTCTGGAGTAAAAGGGAAGGGATCCCCCAGATCCCTGACCTTCACCTTTTTCTCCGTAGACCTCGTCGACAACTTTCTTTCGCTTCGCGATTTTCTCTCCAAAGTCCCTTGACTTCGTCATCCCTGCATTATACTACGCGTGCGTGCGCGCGTGCGCGCTTAACCTTCACTTTAAAAACGGTATCATAAGGGGGTCTGTAAGACCCCCATTTAAAAAAATAGCTCTACTAGTTTGGGGAAGTTTGTATTTTTTGACTAAGGAGCACTAATTGTCGTCAAGACAGCAAAAATCGGGCGCCGCGGCGCCCGACTCTTGAAAAGGCCTTACTGGGCCGGGGCGATCTTGTCGGTGCGGGTCTTGACCACGATGGAGATCGATTCGACCGAGACCTGGTAGGCCGAGCCGTCCATGTAGAGCGTGCGGTTGTCCGTGTAGGACGCGCCCACACCCATGGGGGCATGGTGGCTGGGCGCCATCGTGTCGGTGTAGAACACGAAGTCGCACGAACCCTTGTTGGGTAGCAGCTCCGGGTTCTGGAACAGTCGCACGACCTCGTCGGGGGTGACCTCGATGGCGCGCGTGCCCGAGGTGGTCAGCGGCACGCGCATGACGTCTTCGGCGTCACCCGAGTCTTCTTCCGGGTTGATGCCAGCCTTGGTCAGGCGTTCTTTCTTTTCGCGCAGCGCCGCAGCGGCCATGATCCAGTCGTTGGCCTGGGTCTCCAGCGTGGTGATGTACTCTTCGAGCGAAGCGACTTCACCTTGGAGCGCGTCTTCGGGCGTCGGGGCCGTGGAGTCGGCCGTGGCCGTGTACTCGCCCGTGGCCGGATCTTTCTTGGCGTAGGCGATGTTCAGCGCGCGGGTCATGATCACACCCAGCGGGCCGGTCATGACCACGCCTTGTTTTTCGGTCAGGCCGTCCACTTGCGTCGGGATGGTGCCGTCTTGCTTGGCACGGTCCAGCGCCACTTGCGCTTGGGCTGCCGGGGTGATGGCGCGCGGCACTTGCGTCTCGGCCGCGGGGTCGGTCTTGATCGATTCGGAGCTGACGGTCAGACCGATCAGCGCAGTCTTGATGAGTTCCATGAGAGTCTTTCTTCAGGAGTCAACAGACACGGGCGTCTGCTGAGGAAGGATTTGGCTACATAACAATCCCTGGGTTGGGCCGGGGATCCTTATGACTAACGCATTCAAAACCGAAAGGACTTGTTTGACCATGGCCCCCAAGGTATCGCTGACGATCGTCTCCAATGAGATCGTTTTCAGCATCACGGAGATGGGCTTCATCAAGAAGCACCTCCATTGGAAGTATCCTGCGGCCATGGGTGACTTGATCGACGCAACACGCGCTCTGATGCGAGACATCCAAAAGCTTGCCAAGCAGGACTACAAGCTGACCTACACAGCGTCGCGCTATCATCCCGATGATGACGCTCGCTTCGTTGTCTATGAACTCTTGGGCCACGAGAATGCAGGCCTGAGAAGTTTGGTGGCAATGCAACCACTCGAACCTGAGCGTCGCGGTCATTTTCGAAACGCAGTCAATAAGGTCCACATCCGTTTTGACGACGTGATCAGACAGCTGCGCCAGTGTGCACAAGACCAGAGTCTGGAACACCATGCAAGCCCGGGCGGCTTGAAGGCGCTTTCCGTACTCAATCTGGTGATTGGCTATCTTGAGTCCGTCGCCAACCAGATCGTCATCCAGAGCTTCGGTCTGACCAAAGACAACAATGACATCGTGACACTGAGCATGGATTTGGGTCATTCGCAGAGCATGAGTCACTACGTGCGCCTGTCGTTTGACTTTGCTCACTCGGCCACCCCTACCACCACCGAAAGCTCCAAATGACTGATACCACTGCCCAAGTGGTCCCCACAGTCGACACCGAAGGCGACAAGTTCTTCGGTGCGAACTACGCGGACCCGATCATCAAGTTCGCAACCGACGTCTACATCGGCTCGCTGCTGCTGTACTGGACCAACCACGACCTGCCCGCAGGCCACACGCAAATCACGGTCTCGGCCACCAAGGCCATTCCCGAGGACATCCCCAAGGGATTTACCGCGTCCAACCTGCTCGAAGAGATCCTCATGGCCAACCAGGCCGGGTTCTCGCAGAAGATCGACTTTCCTGTCGGCTACGTGCGAACCGATTTCTGGAAGGGGCTGGCCAAGAACACGCGCGCCCTGCCGGCGCGCTACGCGACCAATGCGTTCACCGTGATCCGCTCGTCCACCAAGGATCAGCACGGATTGCGGATCGAACTCATGAGCAAAAAGCTCAACCGCGCGATCTACGTCGACATCTCCTCGCCAGGGTGATCCACGATGAACGCCCGGCAGCATCTTCGAGACCATGTCGAGACGGAACTGAAGCGCCGGACCGACGAAGAGACCCCGCAGGTAGAAGATCCAACCATCGTCAAAGCGATGGTGTTGGACGACTACAAGCTTGACCAGCTGACGGAGCCCGTCTTTTACAACCCCGATCACTCTGCCGATGCGCTCTACGCCTCGTACCGAGTCATCCTCACTTCTTCCATGAGCCCGCTTCAGGTCAAGACCCTCAACCGAGTGTCTTTTTCCAAACGGGGCGCACGGCACGCATTCAATGACAAGTCCCTCGTCGCTGTCCGGTTGGCCTACATCCCCAATCGCACAAAAGGCTTGCGCGTCTTGTCGTTTTCCAATGACTACGACTTTAACCGACGCTCCAAGTCTGGTTATGAAAAGCCTCTGGATCACCGGCTCTTGAAAAAGGACCGCACCGTGGCCAAGAAGTTCATTGAGCATTCCGAAAGCCTCGGATTGCGGGTGCAGTTTTACTCCAAACAAGACGGTCTGATCATGTCGGCACAAGGCAGCCACACCGTCGATAAAGAGAGTTGCATGGTTGTGGTCGAGATCGCCACAGGACAAAACGGAACCCCGCTGTTCCGGCATTCGTCCAACCATTTTTGAATTCTCGCCCCCTCGTCTGTCGATTAACAGTGACCGTGAAAAGAATAAGCGTCTCCTTGGATGAGTTGAAAGTTGGGTACCAAGTGCTGAGACCTCGCGGATGGACTGTAAGTACAATTAATGCGTACAGCCCCAGGCTTTGTCCTGGGGCTTTATGCTGGCAGCATAAAGGGGGAGGCTCTCGAGCCTCCCCAATTTAGCGTTGACCCCCCACGGTCAGTCGCAGGAAACGGCCGTAGCTCTCGCTGTCGTTCATCAGCGAGATCTTCTGCCACTTCTCGCGCAGGTAGGTTTCGTAGAGCTCGTTGGCGTCCGCGTAGGAGTCCACGATTTCCTTGAACCGGCCCAGGGCATGACCGCCGTACAGCTCGCCGATGTCCACCTGGATCACCAGCTCGTTGTAGATGTAGGCCTTGACGGCGAGTTCGACCAGCTTGGAAAACTGGCGGTACGTGCGCAGCTGCAGGTGACTCATCGTCTCGTCGGCCGACAAAATGCAGCGCAGGAACGTCGTGGACGGCAGCAGTGTCGTGTCCTTGACCATGACCGTGTTCTCACCGATCAGTTGCACGGTGGACGTGGTGGTCACGGGGATGGTGCCGGCCGTATCGACCAGGCCTTGGGCCAGCGCCATCAGTTGGGTCGACTGGCAACCGGTACTCAGGCCGTAGTAGCTGGTGCCGGTCGGGTCGTTGAAGGTGATGTTGAGCACCGCCGTGATCACGCGGCCTTGTGTGCGATCCTTGGGGATGCGGTAGATAGTGGTGAAGTCGTTGGGGCGATCGAAACCCAGGCCTTCGAGGCGAATGTAGGCTTCGGTACCCCCGATCAGGTCGCAGTCGATGAACACGCGCGGGCGCAGCACCGCGTTCATGATGCAAGAGGTCAGCGATTCGACCGGCTGGTTCCAGGTACGGCTTCGGTTGAGGAACACCGCCTCCAAGATGGCCTTGGGGATCCTGGCCCGCACCTCGTCAATGGCTTTACTGACAGCGTTCATTGGAGAGCTTTCGAGTGATTAAGGGGCTTAAGACTCAAACGTGTTTCAAACACATATCACAGTCTTGAGCGTCAAATGGTTAGGGCTTCGAAGCGTCGCCCTTCATACCAAGAGCGCGGCAAACGTGGTGACTTTTGTCACTTGGCTGCGCTATTTCTCTGAGAGAGGACACCGTAACGGAACAACCTCGTATTCCCAACACCTTTTCAATTGAGAGTCTTACCACCATGACCCAACAAAAAGGCAGCATCAGGCTGTACGCCTGTGGCGGCGCCGGTATCAACATCGGCAAGATGCTCGAGCAGTTCCGCGGTGTCAAGGAACCTGGCATGGGTGTCCTGGACCAGGTCTACATCGACACGTCCCACTCCAACGCCAAGGGCGTCAACCCCGACCACTCGTACTTCTTCGACGACATGGACGGCTCGGGCAAGGTCCGCAAGGAAAACCACGAAGAGATCGCCGCCCGCACGCGCGAGATCCTCCTGAAGTTCCCGCCGCAAGACCTGAACATCGTCCTGAACTCGGGCAGCGGCGGCTCCGGCTCGGTCATCGGCCCGTCGCTGGTCTCCGAACTTCTGGAACGGAACCTGCCCGTGGTCGTGATCATGATCGGCACGACCGACACGCGCCTGGAGATCGACAACACCGTCAAGACGATCAAGTCCTACGAAGCCATCGCCAAGCTGCGCAAGACGCCGGTCGCGATGGGCTACTTCCAGAACTCGGTGGCCACGCCGCGTCCCAAGGTCGACACGCTGGTGCTCCAGCTGGTCTCGGCCCTGATGACCATCTACAGCCGCGAGAACTCCGAGCTCGACTCCAAGGACCTGCACAACTTCCTGCACTTCGACCTGGTCACCACGTTCAAGCCGCAGCTCGCCTCGCTGCTGGCCGTCAACGGCGAGTTCCCGGCCCACGTCACGACCGGCTCGGTCATCTCGGTGGCCAGCCTGGCCAAGGAAGGCGAGATCACCTCGCTGCCGTTCGTGCCCGACTACCAGTGCACCGGCTTTCTGCCGCCCGACGCTCACGAGCGCGTCCAGAAGGCCTCGCCCGTCTACCTCGTCACGGTCGCCGACCTGCCCGGCGCGGCCATGAAGGAGCTGACCGCGGCTCTGACCAACCTGGACGAGGCCCAGCGCGCTCGCGTCCAGACGGCCAAGATCCTGAATGACTCGGACAAGGCCACCGACTCTGGCCTGGTGTTCTAATCACCACATAACCCCTGCTGAACCGTAACTGGTCAGCAGGGGTTTATGTCCGCCTCAGCATACAGTCTAGAACTCACCAGAAACGCCTACAAGCGATTATTTTCGACCCGGCAAGGGCTGGGTACGTTCCTAGTGAGTTTTTACAAATTGCCTCATTCCTTTGTCTAACCCTGACCACCACCCTAAAGCGATGAAAAAGCATCCGACCTATGTTGTCCCGATGGACGCCATGGTGGAAGAGATTCGCCTGGCTGCGGTTGAGGAAAGTCAAGTCCTTAGCCTCATTTATCCATCTGACCCGGTATTCAAACCGGGCGAAATCGTCACAGCAGGAAAGTTCCAAGATCAGTGGATTCGTCGCGCCATGGACGATCCGCATGTTCGCTCGTTGGTCATGCACCTGGAGCAGGCGCTGTTTGCGCGACTGCTTCAAGACGTGTACCTCGTCTCAACCCTCAATGTCGCGAGGATCAATCTCGACGCTTTTCGCAACCGTCTGAAGCGCGATCACCAGGTCGACGATGAACTCTTGTTTCGCCAGGTGTTTGGCGGTTACATGAAGTTCTCGCACGTGCCTTCAGATGTCAAGCTTGGCTACGATGGACTGTCGCTCTATCTGCAAGCTGTCTAGACCTCCAAACCAGAAGTCATGAAAGCCCTCTCCATTGGACAAACCTCGCAAGTGATCCAGCGTGGTATCTTGATCGACATCTCCGATTTGGCCCAAGCCATCGAAGAAGAGTTCGGTGAGATCTTTCTGCCGTACGAGCCCGGGTGGTACCACCAGCTCGACGAAGAACATCCGATCATGCCCGACATGGTCAAAGGCGTGCCTCAGATCTACCACACCAAAGGTGGGGCGACGGTGGCGCCGTGGGGCGAACAAGTGACTGTCGTCGCTGACCCCAACCAGGCCAAGAGCTCGGTCTACAACCAGGACAACGAAATGGTCCTGTCGGTGTATGACCAAGAATCTGCCCGCAAACACTACCCGTACGCCATCCGTACGATCTGCTCGCGCCGACCACGCCTGCCCGTCAACGGAGCCAAGGTCGTCTACGAGTACATCAGCTGGATCATCGACCACGCCTGTGAATGGCAGCCGATGGACACGCCCTTCGAGCAGTTCGTCAAGCACCTGATCCGGCCCGAAGCCCTCGAAGCTGCCGAGATCCGGGAGGTCGATTGGACCGATGTACCCGGCCAGCGCCCCAAGGTCAACCATGTCAACGACTCGAACGTGCCACACGTCGAGCGGGGCAACAAGTTGATCGACGCGCTCACCGATCGCCTGCAGTTTTACTGCGCTCACCTGCGTCTGACGCTGGACGCCTTCATGGGGATCAGCACGTGGGAAACCTACCAGGTCACCAATCGCGGCATCAGCACGATCGTGATCGAAAAGCTCGGGGACTACCGCGTCCTCGAATGGGAACGACTCAAAAAGGAAGGCAAGATCTAGGTCTTGCAGGGGGTGCCACTCTTGATTCCTGATAGCACAACTTACCTGCCGGTATTGCTGAGCGTGCACGATGTCATGATGTACATTCGTGATTCGCTGCCCACCGCCGGCGTCGATTTGAACCCGATCATCACGGCCATGCTTGACAAGGTCGTGCGCAACCGCGTGAACACCTACGGGTTGTTCATGGGACCACTCGGGGCCTACAAGGTCCAAGCTCCTGAGAACCTCAGGATGGATGACCTGACCATCGACATGCACCTGCACGAAGCAGAAGTGTATCTGATCGACATGCTGGCTGCGGCGCTGCCGCACGCCCCGATGGACATGAAAGACTTCTACTACGTCTACCCGCGTGGAGAAGACCAAACCAACCTGATCGTCTATGTCCCGATGGATAAATCCCAGTGCCCGCCAGCGCTCCATGGCAAACTGGTCCCAGCCGCAGCAGTTCGTCATACCGCTCGCTGAACACGGCACGCTTGGCCAAGAGTTCTCCGATCGGTTCTTCTTCTACGACAACGGGTTGAAGGACGCGATCGAGCAGATTCTCAGAGGGTATGTCCATACTGCCGATTCCATGGAAGACCATACGGGCTCGCCCTATGCGCCAATCCTGGAAGACATGGACCGGTATCTGAACGCAGTCCACGATTGCAACGCCGAACCCCAAGGAGGTTTTGGTGACTTGTACTTTGCCACGCAAATGGCTTGTGAATATCTGGACATCTACATGTACGGAATCATGAACCACTTCTTTGGTAAGGGTGAATTTCGAATCCTGGAAGCCAAGGACTTGAATCCCCAGCACTCCGATAGATACGAATATCTGATCACGGTGAAATTTGCATGACTCCTCGCAAGTTGAGTATAGTGCGTCACCCTGATCCTGAGTTGTTAATAGTCGAGGGTGGCGACTGCTTGCACGACCTCCAGCAGTGTCTGCGTCGCAATCCCGAGTTCGATATCGACGTGGTCATGGACCACTTGATCGATTGCATCTTCGAATACAGAACGGTTGAAAACGAGTTGTTGCACCTCAAGAGCACGTTGCTCAGAGTCGGTGCGTATGACCCGGGCCCCGTTCGCCATGATCGGGGAATGCTCTATGAAGCCTTTGACGACGAAGTCTTTACTTTGGAAGACCTCCACTGGAAAGCGGTGCGCGTCGGGCTCGAGCTCAAGACCCTTTTCAAGCGGCTCAAGCTGTTTGAAGAGGACATCCTCAGATACCAACATAGTAGGATTATAGGTGATCGAACTATCATCCTTCGCAGAAGGAGACGATGACATGCCCGAAGACCTTCCCGAGAAAGAGCGTCGCACCTACGTCGACCCTGCCCCGGAAATGCCGCGCTTTGTCATCATGGATCTCCGTGATGAAACACTGACGTTTTGCAATGGCATCCGCCAGATGACCGAACTTGGCATCGACATCCCCACGGCCACGGCCGAGGTGATCGACACGATCCAGCACGAAAAGGACGCCGCCTACGAGGTCGCCTACACGGCCTACGAGATGACACCTCCTGACGAAGACTCCCTGATGAACCAGGAAGTCCACAAGTACCTGAAGCTGCGCGAGGACTTCGCCATGGCGCTGTACCGCCAGTTTCAGCTGTTCAAGATGTACGTCAACGGCTTGCTGTTTTACGAGCTACACCACATCGACCCCAACGTCCTCGTGCTCAACAAGCTCGAGATCCCGACCAACCGACATGACCGACTCCTGCGAGCAAACACACGTCAAGTTGATCTTGCCCATCAACGACGCCTACAGGCAGCTGCACCTCAGCCTGAGAAGGTATTCGGCCAGCCAGGCAAGGTTGGAGGAATCCTTCGGCGAGGTGATCAGGTACCTGCTGGCCCAGCACTGGTTCTACGAGGTCGAAAGCTTCCTTGAAGAAGAGGCTCTCGAAGATTCCATCTTCGATGAGCTTCAGATTCACGATCGAGCCGAACGCCTGGCGTTCCTGGAGGGTTTCTTCAGGTTCGCCGTCCAATTGCGCTCTGCCCTGATTCAGTACCGGGTTCCCCAGCGATGGGTGCAACACGAACTGATCAAGGCGGGCGCCATTGGTCACCGTGACTACACGGCGATTTTTTTTGAGAGTGTCCCGGTTCCCAAAGGCTGCTTTCCCCGCGGTTTTGGCTGGCGTCGATAATCGTGTGATCAGATCTTCGCACCCCACCAACACGGAATAACCCATGGCTGATACTCCCTACCCGTTCGAGGTCAAGAAAGTCTACAGCTTCACGCTGTATCCGGCCACGGTGATGCCGGGGGACTTCACGAACGTCACCGTGATGGCCATCATGGACTACGACAGCGCGCTGCAGTTCGCTGACATCCCGGCCATCCACCCCAACGTCTTTCCCTACCTGCCCTCGGGCACCCCCAACGATCCGACCCAGTACGACTACCTCAAGGTCAAGCTGTCGTCCGGTGTGGTCACGGTCCTGGGCATTCCCTGGATCAACGAAGCCACGATCGCTCTGGTCCGGTCGCTGACGGCCAACGTCGTCATCGAAGGGGTCAGCAACAACGACGCCCCGCGCATCCTGGCCGCTCTCGTGCAGAACGGTTTCAATAACGTGAACGTCAAGATCGTCAGCGCCTGACGGGTGCGGTGATAAAAAACACACAGCCGAATATGCTGTGCACAAAGGGAGCCGGTCACTCCCAGCTCGTCATCTGTGCTTCGAACAGTGTCTGGGGTTACCTCCTTTCCCTCGGATACCTAGTAAGAGTTGGTGAAAGCTTTTGAGCACGAGACCTTGAGTTGCGTTAGCGCATCGAATCCGACTCTACCTGTGGTGGAGGCTCGTTCAATTTAGCGGTGGCACCCCGCTGAGTTGTCCGATCACCTCTGGCAGACCCGGGGAGAAACAGACCCGTCGTCCTAGATGTCTTGACGTTGATTCGGTTTTCTGTGTGAAGAAGTGAAAGACCCGGTAGGGTGGGGGTGGTTTCGGCCACCCCCTTCTTATCGTCCAGTTTCTTTGAGGTGTTGGCTTTTTCTGCTATTGAAGGATAGATACGAGAGATAACGCGTAGCCGTCAGGTGGCGCCACATCCCTCGTATCTATCCTTTCTTTTTGCCGTCTAGCTCGACAGTGCCTGGTTTTTCCGTATGGTATAGCCTCTTGACGTATCAAGGTGAACACCATGCTAGCCTGGCTCACACACCTGCGGGTAGAGCTCGACTGGGCATTGAATGCCTTTCTGAGCGATCGACACCCTGCTTCCATGATCTTGAAGTCCTTGGGCTTCAAACCTGCTAGCTTTCTGGCCCGTAAGGAATACTCGGTCTGGAAAGAAGGCTTTCGGTTGTGCTCAGTCCAGGAACTTGCCACTCCGGCTGACATGCATCCGCTCATCATGCGAGTTCGACTGTTTGTGGCGCACGAGCGCTCAACCAAAGAGAACCCGCAGCCTTTGTTTCGTGTCTATTGGTCGTTTCACTTGCATGACAAAAAGAGGACTCCGACCAAACATGCGTTCATTTCCGAGCCGTTTCCGCTCAAAGCCCTGACGGCGGTGCTCAGGGCCTCCAAGCATCCGGCTCAGGCTGCCAGTGCGATGATTCGCATTGCAGAAAGCTCCAAGGCAAATGCACGTTGGGCAGAAGCCACGCCATAGACGGAGAGGGGGCAACCCCTCTCCTTTTATGCCGGCTCTTTTTTAGAGGTTGATCTCATCCTTTGTACCCGATATAAACCCAACACCAATGACAGCCGTAAATCCCTTTGTTCTGGAAAAGGACAAGTACGTACGGGATCTGAATCTGTTCAAGCACTACATCGAAGATCAGGCGCTGTACCTGTCGCTGATGTTTGACAAGTCCATCGACTACTGTCGCGACTTTGTCATCCGGCAACTCAAGCCCGGTGGTCGGTTCCCTTTCAGGGATCCCAAGGTGGTGTATGCAGAGCGTGACAACCAGGCTGATCGCGTCGAAAAAGAAGGCACTCTGAACGGGTTCCTGTCCGATACGATCAAAAACGAGCACCTGATCGCGCCCAACTTCTCTACGTACCTGCCCGCCAAGGTCGAGAAATCGTACCTTGCCGCATTCATCGATTTTAACGTTGCAGCCCGCGGCAAAGCCAAAAAGGCGATGTTCGCCGCGGAAATGGCCGGCGACGAGATCCTAAAGCAGTTCAAGGAGAACGAGCAAAAGAGTCGCAAGATTCGAAACAACTCGATTTCCGGGGGTCACACGACCCCGTCCACCCCGCTGGTCAACAAGACCAGTCACTCGACCCTCACGTCTGTGTGTCGGTCCACCTCGGGCTACGGCAATGCGAACAACGAAAAGCTGCTGTGCGGCAATCGGCATTACTGGAATCCCAAGATCGCCCTGAACAACATCGTCTCGATTGTACGGAACACGGATTACGATAAGCTCCAACGTGCCATGGAGCTGTTTGGCATCCGTGCCCCCACTGTCGAAGAAACGCTGCACGTCGTCACGGTCTCGGCTAACAAGTACTGCCCGTCCGAGTACGCGACCAAGACCTACCGCGCCCTGATCGAAAAGTTGACCGCTATCCAGCGGGCCGCGTTTGTCTACACTGGTGACCTGTACCACCTGGCCAAGTACAACGACCAGATGATGCGCACCTTCATCTCCAAGCTGTCGGCCAAAGTCATGGAAGACTGCCCGGATGCCACCAAGGTCATCAAGAGCCACCGTGACGAGTACCACATGCTGGCCGAGCTCTATTTCCCCAATGAGCTCGTGGCCATGTCTGAAGAGATGTTCCCGGCGTCCGATCCGAAGGTCAAGAACCGGTCGGTGACGATGAAAGACATTCAAGGCACCAAGCTCGAAGAGTGGATTGCCTCGACTGTCAAGAACATCGCCGCCGTGGTCGAAGAGTATCGCCCGTTCATCGAAGCGATCATGGTCACGTCCAATGTGCCTGCGTCCCTGGCCTTTTTCCCAGACTCCGTGCGGGATGCGGCGGTCACCTCCGATACCGACTCGACCATCTTTACGGTGCAAGACTGGGTGTTTTGGATGCACGGCGAGGATCCGGGCTTCAATGAAAAGACCGATGCGACCGGCGCGGCCATGGTGTTTCTGGCTGCCGAGTCGATCACTCACGTGCTGGCCCGCATGAGCGCGAACTTTGGTATCGAGACGAGTCGCATCCACCAGGTCGCGATGAAAAACGAGTTCATGTTCCCGGTCTTTGCGGTCACCCCGATCGGCAAGCACTACTACGCGATGATCTCTGCCCAAGAAGGCAACGTCTTCCGTAAGTACAAACTCGAAAAGAAGGGCGTGCACCTGAAGTCGTCCAATGTGCCCAAGCAGATCATCGACCAAGCCGAGATGATGATGCGTGACATCCTGGAGACGATCAAGCGCGGGGAAAAGCTCAGCCTGATGAAGTACCTGCGTGAAGTCGCCGACACCGAGCGTGAGATCCAGCGCTCGATCCTGGCCGGTGAATCGACCTACATGCGCAACGCCCAGATCAAGTCGGCCGACGCGTACACCAAGGGCGAGATGAATTCCCCGTACATGCACTACCACATGTGGCAGGCGTGCTTTGCCGACAAGTACGGTGATGCCCCCCATCCGCCCTATGCGTGCTCCAAGGTGGCCGTCACCATGGATTCGGCCACTGACTTTAAGACTTGGATTGCCAACATCCAGGACAAAAAGATCGCCGCCAAGCTCGAAAAGTTCTTCAAGGACAACAACAAGACGACGATGACGGCCCTGCTGCTGCCCAAGCAAACGCTGGCCATCTCGGGCATGCCCACGGAAATCGCCCAGATCGCAGCCATCCGCCGCTCGGTCTACGACATCACGTCGGTGTTCTACATCGTGCTGGAGTCCATTGGCTACTACGTGGCCAACGACAATCTGACGACGCTTTGCATGGACAACTATTGAAGGCGGCATAAAGGGGAGCCCTCGGGCTCCCCGCTTATGCTTCTGCGATTTGCAGGATGTCGCGACGTGCATCGAAGTACAGGTTGTACGGCAGCGAGCTCTGCAGCGCCTTGTCGGTGCGGTAGAGCTGGAAGTTGCGGACAATCCGGTTGACTTCAGCCGAGGATCGGGTCCTCGGGTTTTGCACGGTGACCTTGAACAAAAACGACAGCATCTCAAGACGAGCCAGGCACAGAGCCCAGATCACCTGACGAGTCAAAGCCACATCCGGCAACTTCGCCAGATCTGCCAGCGTATCCACGCTGACCATGGGGATGGTCTTGAGCATGCCGTTGAAACTGCGCTGCCCCGAAGCCAGGATCTCCAGCTGCTTTTTCTGCACGACGTTCAACTTGTTGTCATAGTCGGTCAGGAAAAACGAGTGGCGCTTGTTGATCTCGGCCAGCGGGATGTTGTTCAGCAGGTTGTACAGCCGGTTGAACAGCGTCACGTCCAGATGCGAGTACAGCATGTTCGTGAGTGGGTACGAGTAGATGAAGTGAGTGATCCCCCGGGGAGAATCGCCCGCCGCTTCAGCCCGAGCCGTCTCGATCTCGCTCCACTGGCGGTATTGTAGCGCCAGCATGGGGATGTTGATCGCAATGACCGCCACCCCTTCTTCCAAGCCGTCGCCGGTGCCATCGGGGATGTTCAGCCCCAGATCGCTCTTGGGATGGCTGAGCACTTTGATCGGTTCGAGGTTCTGCCAGTTCTTGGCCGCGTCTTGAAAGTCAAAGTCGTCATCGTGACCGATCAGGACTTCCCGGACCCCTTTGCCGTAGAACTGCCCGTCAAACAGCTGGCCCTTGGAAATGGCCGAAGTCATCTTGTTGGCCATGGCCACGCCCAGCGCCTTGGAGCTGCACATGGCGTAGAATCGGTCCAGCGGGAGGGATCGCGCGACCCCCACTCCGTAGATCAACTTGATCAGGAAGTGCGAGGCATCGACGCGACCCGGATACGTACGGTAATAGGCCGTCACGATCTTCAAACTGGCCTGGAACCCAGCTTTCAGGTAATTCCAGTCAGGAACCGTGACCACCCCTTCGTCCGCACCTTTGTCGAAGCCAAACAGCTTTTGCATATGGTCCAAAGGCAGGTTAGAGTGTTCTGTCATGTCGGAGAAATCCAACATTTGCATAGCATTTACAGGGGGTGTTTTGTGCTGTAGTGTAAAAAAACACCTTGGGTCCAATGGTGTGGAGGAAGTGGTGACACCGAATCCGCTCTGCCTGGCGTGCAAGCGCCAGGTGGAGGGTACCCCACTACGCCTCGCTATACGTTGCGGCGTTTTAGGAGGATTCGGTGTCACTATTTTCACCAGGTTGGGCAATCCTGGTGAGGTGTGGATTGAAACTCGTTTCAGCCACATATCACAAGCTTGGAGTGTCGGTGCAAACTGACAATTCAGGCCTCCAAAGCCTGAAGAACTCCAAGGCGTGTTGCGATGCCAACGTCGCAGGACTTATCCATCTGACCACTTGATTGGTCTAGCAGTATCTGTCGTTCGAGTCCCGAGCACTTAAGGATCAGAGTACACCAAACAGTGGCGTCAAGGCTGCGGGCTAACCACCGCGCGACGTTTCGACTGGCTCCTATTTCCTGAACGCTGGACCAAGGGCTGATAGCTGACTAGATAACGAGTGTGGGTAACCCTGTTTAAGACTGCGGACAACACATCGCCGCCCGTTTGGGTTAGATGCATCCTTAAAAAGGAAAGAGAAAAGATGTCGATTCACAACGACGATGACGACGACACCAACGGTGCCGCTCCGACTCCTTCGTCTCCGCCGCCTGCCGCCGCCGCTCCGGTGAGCCAGCCGCCGTCGCCGAGCACCCTGCTCGCCGCCAGCCAGCGCTCGCCCGCCCCGACCCCGGTCCCGGTCCCGCAACCTCCTCAACAGCAACGCCAATCCATGAACGCGAACGCATCCCCCCTGAGCTCCCTGTCCCTGCCCGGCAACCTGGCCCCGCTGTCGCTGACGCCGGCCGCCGACGCCATCAAGAACTTCGTCGAGACGGCCCAGAAGATCATCGGCACCCCCGGTGAAGGCTACGACGTCAAGCTGCTGGTCGTGTCCCACAACGACACGCCCATCACGCTGTTCGCCGCCTCCGTGGTCGTCGTGGTCCAGCACAAGGCGCAGCCCGATGCGGCCCTGGGCTACCACACCCTGATCATGGGCGACACCGCCGGCCCGATCCAGAACGAGTTCGTGCCGATCCCCGGTCACGGCCAGGTCGAAGTCGTGCGCGTCGTGGGCGAGTCGTACAACGACGAGTACCGCGCGGCCGTGGCCACGATGCTGCAGAAGCACTTCCCCAAGGTCGATCCGAAGAAGATGTTCGACTCCGAAGGCCAGGTCGTGCCGGCCGGCTACAACGGCAAGGACGAATCGCTGGTGCGCGTCACCATCGCTTCGGCTCTCGTCGCCGCGGCCACGCTGCTGAACCAGAACACCCCGGGCTTCACGGACCTGTCCCTGATCGCCGGCGCCGAGAAGCTCCAGACCGTCGCCAAGCTGCAGTTCGGCCAAGGCCAGACCGCCGACTCGGTCGGCCAGCCCCAGCGCACCGACATCAAGATCACCTTCTCCGAAGTCAGCGGCCAGGCGCGCCAGCAGAACCAGGGCCTGCAGTCCCTGAATTCCGGCCAGGTCCTCAAGCCCCTGCTGAACATCGGCGGCTTCACCGACCTGGTGTGGCACCCGTCGTCCGAGGTCACCGCGCACAACCCGTACGCGGCCGCCTACGGCACGCCGGCGCAGCACCAGTCGATGCCCTACCTGTACCAGCCGCGCTTCGTGATCACCCACGTCGAAGCTCCGCAGCTGCGCACGATGCCGGGCACCCTGCTGGGCCTGATCTCGACGCTGACCATGCGCGACAACAACAACTGGATGGCCTCGTTCACCCGCCCGACGGGTCCCGAGCAGGACATCCACGACATCGGCGCCATCGGCATCGAGGCCAACATCGGCCGCGATCCGTCGGGCTTCGGCAAGCCGTTCGAGACGCGCGCCGCGACGTTCAACGACGCCGAGCAAGCGCTCATGCTGCGTGCCTACGTGCGCCCCGAACTCGCGATCTCCATGGACGTCGACGAGTGCGGCCCGAGCACCTGGCTGACTTCCGCCTTCCTGGCGGCGGCCCGCAACAACCAGGCCGCGCACGACTTCATCCTGGAGTCGGCCAACCTGCTGACCAACGGCAACTTCGCCGCGCTGTGGAACCCGGCCTGGAAGATCGTCATCAACGACGAGTCCCGCGTGCACCTGGGTCACTACACGGACGGCAAGGGCAACGTGCGCGACATCCGCGACATCGACCACCTGTGCGTGCTCAACGTCCGTGGCGAGACCGATCCGCGCATCGCGCGCGACTGGTCCAACACCTGGGCCAAGATCGGCTACCCGATCGAGCTGCGCCTGCGTGAGCGCCTGCGCATCATGAACATGATCTCGAGCTCCATCGTGATCACGGGCTACGCGCATCGCATCACCTTCACCACCAACTTCCTGAACACGCTCGAGCGCGCGATCGCGGCCACCGGCCTGTCCATCCGCGCCGACACGCCGTACCAGGACCTGGGCGACCAGGGCCGCGCCAGCGCCGACTGGCTGTCCGCGGGCGCTCTCGCCTCCGGCCAGTCCACGTTCACGCGCAGCTACGGCGGCCAGCAGAGCCAGGGCGGCGGCTCCGGTTCCAGCAGCTTCGGCCGCTGGAGCCGCTGAACGGCTCACTCCGACCTTGAGCTAGGTTAGTTGTCGATACACCACCAGTCAGACGGTGGGTAGGCGATAACAACACGAGGCTCAGGGTTGTTCTCCTGCATCGACCTACGCGTTGCAAGTCAGAAACTGGGAGGACTCCGCAAGGGGTCCTCCTTTTTTCACCGGCTTGATGAATCCAATGTGTGGTGTCGTTTAAGGTAACACGTAAAAAGGAGAGTGCATGGGCGTTCATCTGGAACTAGTCAATTTTGACATAGAGTTCAATCGTCGCTCCGGCGGCGAGGCAGTCATCTTGAATGACCTGCCGATGTACACCAAGAAAGATCGTGAAGACTTCGATCGCCTGGTGTTCACCAAGTTCTCTGGCGACTTGCTCAGTTCAGTGCCGTCGTGTGACCGCGGCTGCTCGACGGGTGAGTACAACAAGAACATCATCTGTCCCGAATGTGGTACGCCGGTGCTACCCATTCTCGATCAAGACATCGAACCGGCCACGTGGATTCGTGCACCCCATGGCGTCGATGCGCTGATCAACCCGATGATCTGGGAGATGTTGTCCCAGCACTTCAAGTTCGGGAAATTCAACATCATCCATTTCCTCTGCGATACCGAATACAAGCCGGGGTTCATCCCCGACAAGATCGGCATGGTACTGGAGTTGTACGTGCAAGGCCAGCCCATCGAACGCGGGCTGAACTACTTCGTGCGCAACTTCTGGGAGATCATGGAGGGTCTGTTCAGCCTGAAGCCGTTCAAGAAGCCGCCGGGCCGCGCCCAGGTGCTTCGGCGAGTGCTGGACGACTATCGCGACTGCATCTTCTCGCAGTTCATCCCGATCACCCACCGGTCACTGTTGGTGCTCGAGCCCAACGAGCTCGGCATCTTCATCGACAAGGTCACGATCGGCGGCATGGACGCGATTCGCATGTTGGCCGGCATCGACACCGATGCCAACGTCTACAGCGTGCGGGTGCGCGAGAACCGGACTGCCAAGACGATCAACGAACTGACGATCTTCCAAAAGCAGACCTACGACAACAATTTCATCAGCAAGAAGGGCGTGTTCCGAAAGCACGTCTTTGCGACGCGGTCGTACTTCAGTTTCCGGGCTGTCGTGTCTTCGATCACGGACAAGCACCACTACCGCGAGATCTACATCCCGTGGGACATCGCGTGCTCCTTGCTGCGGGTGCATCTGCTCAACAAGCTGATGCGCATGGACTACACCCAGCCCGAAGCGGTCATGTTCCTCGAAGCGTATGCTCGCAAGAGCCATCCGCTGCTCAAGGGCATGTTCGACGAGCTGATCGCAGAAGCTCCCAGCGGTATCGGGATCTGCTGCACGCTCAATCGGAATCCGTCTCTGGCACGCGGTTCCATCGAGCAGGTCTACATTTCGCGAATCAAGGAACCGGTGGAGGGCGAGACGCTCGACCCGACCGTGTCTTTGTCCATCCTGATCGTCAAGGCGCTCAACTGCGACTTCGATGGCGATGCGCTGCAGTTCACGCTGGCGCTGGACCAACGGATCGAGAATGCGCTCGATGCCCTGGCTCCGGCCATGTCGCTGTTCGGTCTGGACAACCCGCGTCAACTGGCCAACACGGCCTCTTTGTCCAAGCCGGTGGTGGCCAACATCGCCGAGTGGATCGAAGAGCCTGCATTCGAAGACCCCAGCAAGCTGAAGTACATGCAACAGCTTGCCATGGCCTGAGAAAGCAAGTCCAATTACAAGGGAAAGGAGCTTTAAATGCCAATCGTAATTGACGGCGGTGCCACTGCCTTCAAGACGCTAGCATTCGGAATGCCGCATCAAGGGACTCTGAACTTCCTGGAGCACCGTCTCCAGCGAACCAGCGAGTATCTGAATGAAGCGGGTCGCGAATTCATGTCGCGTGGTCTGGAGATCTTCAACGAGTATGCCGGCAGCGAAGCCATGCGCAAAGCCAAGGCAGCTATTCGAAGTGTCCAGCACATGTTCGACCCCAATGTGATCATGCCGCTGCACGACATCGGTGCCATTCAACAGGCGCCCATCTCGATGCAGCGCTGGATCATGGCCGAGCCCACGGTGCGATCGCTGTTTCACCAGAACCGGTGCGATGGCTATTCGGACACCTATGTGGACATGCATCCGGGCCGCATCGGCAAGGATCATGAAGACTGGCGGGCGGTCATGAATGGTCGCGTCGTGGAGACGCCGGAGAGCGAAGAGTACGAGTGGGAGTCCACCAACTACTTCGATGTCCGCGAAGATGATGTGCAACTGCAGCTCGTCGATCAGAATATGATCATCGACGTCTGGGACAAGCTCCGGGTGCTGGTCACCTCGGGCAAGGAAGATCCGACGTCGCCGCGCTGCGACTCGCTCTGACAGCAAAAAGAAGGGCCTTAACCAGCCCTTCTTTTTTTGTGTTAGCAGAGCCCGAACACCTTCTTCGAAAGTCTGTGATGGCCATCAAACAAGTCCCCACACTGTCTTCTGCTGGTTGGGTAGGAACCCCGGCCGAGAAGATCGATACCCTGATGACGTACTTTGTGTACACCATCAAAAACCAGACCTCCATCTTCGGTAGCAACGCCACGAGTCTGCAAGCCATTCTCGAAGACGCTGGTAACGACATGAACAAGGTCAGCTCCAACATGCGTACGGCATTAATTACGTACCTGGGTCACTACTATGACTCAGTGAACGTGGACATCTCGTACGCGCTGACGGACCCGAAAACCTCGTCTTCTTTGACCACTGTTTCCGTCAATGTGACGGTGACCGAGGACGGTAAAACGTACTCGGTGGAACAGCAGTTGCAGTTGATTGACGGCAAGTTCCAGTCCTTCATCGACATGACGTCAGCCGACAGCTGAGGCTCTTCGCACTTCCCAATTCCCTTTCCGACTGGATCCCAAAAATGAACTTCGACCTGAATGCCGCCGTCGACCAGGCGCTGGACCAAAAGCTGGCCGAACGTGGCGCCCTGCTGGCCGCCCAATCGCTGCTGGCTGCCGGCAATGCGCTGCGCTCGCAAGCCTTCGCGATGACCGCCAACATCGACGTGCGCACGTTCGCCGCCAAGCCGGCCCAGCTGTCGGACGGCTCGGCCATCGTGCTGCTGACCTCGCTCAAGAACGTGGCCGGCACCTTCCGCCTGTTCGTCTCGCCGACCAAGCAAGCCGACGGCAACCTGGTGCGCTCGATCCTGGTGGTCGCCGAGAACGAGGTCAACACGCTCCAGACCCAGTTCCTGACGCTGTCGGACGAGCAGAGCAACGAGCTGCATCGCCAGCTCGAAGTGATCCAGCTGCCGCTGGAAGGCTCCATCGAGCTGTGTCTGGCGCTGATCTCGGCCCCGATCGAGAACTACGAGTACTTCGTCGACCCGAACGCCCCCAAGGCCGACGAAGCGCCCGCTGACGGCGCCGGCGACGCTGCCCCGAGCGGTGACGCCGCCCTGGCTGCCGGCACCGAACTGGCCAAGGCTGCCGATCCGGTCGATGCCGCCCCGGCGGGCACGGCCGCTGCTGCGCTGGACGCCGGCTCGAACGGCACGGCCGCTGCCGACGTGGCTCCGGCTGCCGCCGAAGTCGCCAACTGAGGATTTCCTCCCTGCTTCTGAGAAGAGGCTTTGAAGCCAGGCGGGGTTCGCGCCCTGCCTGGCTTTTTTGATGCAACAGGTATTTTGGAGCTAAGAAATGTCCAACGATCAACGCCCCGTTCGTACCAAGGGTAGCGAAATCAACGGCATCTGGGAGAGTCTGCAAGCGGCCGAACAGGCCGAGATGACGCGGTTGCCGGAGAACGTCTTTGCGGCCAACTTCGTTCCCTTCTTCGCGGGTGAACCCGTTCCCGACCACATCAACATGGGTACGTGGATCGGCATTGCCGGTGGGCCGTTCCGCGAAGTCATGATCGTCAACCCGATCAATGGCGAAGAACTGTTCAAGGTGCCCGCCATGTTCGACATGGACGGCATGCGCGTTTCGGATCGCCGGGAGATCTCGGTGCGAGACGCCATCCAGAACATGATGAACCTGTCCAACGTCTCACCGGTGCGCGCCAAGGCCTACTTCGAACAGAAGATGGCCAGCCTCGGGCTTCAACAAGACCCGGCGCTGTTTGCCGACAAGTACGTCGACATGTGGAACGTGATTTTTGCGCGCTACAACAAGCCGCTGCTGACCACTGTCGACAAGCTCAAGGAAAAGGTCGCCAAAGTGGCGGTCAACCGCACCAACACGTTCGTCGACGACGACGATAACCTGCTGTGAAGTATCCGCTGAGGATCGGCACAGCCAGCGATCTGCACCTGGGCCATCCTCGTAACGCTACGCCCTTCATCATCGAGAACTTGAAGAAGGCGTTTCCGGACAATGCCGAGACGGCCGAGCTGGACATGATTGTGCTGGTCGGTGACGTCTTTGATGGCCTGTTGTCTCTGCCGGACAAAGTCATCACCGACATCGACTTTTGGATCATTGGCCTGTTGCGCCTGTGCGCCAAGCATGACATCGTCTTGCGCGTCCTCGAAGGTACACCGAGCCACGACTGGAAACAGTCGCAGCGCTTTGTGACCTGGAACGAGGGCGCCAACATCGGGTGCGACCTGAAGTACGTCAAGAACCTGGAGATCGAGTACATCGAGCGGTTTGACGCCAATGTCCTTTATATCCCCGACGAGTGGGATCCGAGCACGGCCAAGACTTTGGAACAAGTCAAGGCCCTCATGGCGTTCAAGAATCTGCAGCAGGTGGATTTTGCGTTCATGCATGGCCAGTTCGAATACCAGCTGCCGCCCGTGGTCAAAGCGCCCAAGCACGATTCGGCCGAGTACTTGAAGATTGTCAAGCACCTGATCTTCATCGGTCACGTGCATCTGTTTAGCCAGTATGAGCGCATCGTGGCGCAAGGCTCGTTCGATCGTTTGGCCCACAACGAAGAAGGAGCCAAGGGTCACGTGCGCGCCGTGGTGCAAGACGAGCACAACTGGCAGATCAAGTTCATCGAAAACAAAGGTGCCCGAAAGTTTGTCACTATCGGGGTCATCGGCTACGATCCGGTCACTTGCTTTGGCGAGATCGAATCGCGGATCTACGACGACGACATCCCTGAAGACAGCTTCATTCGCATCGAATGTGAGAAGGGTCATCCCTTACTCAACAGTCTCGACCAGCTGATCCGTAAATGGCCAGCTTTCACGTGGTCGTCCATCGTCCGAGGCGATGATCCCGATAGTCCTGCGGTCTATCCGGACAGCGAACTCAATGACGACGACTACCATCCCATCCAGATCACACGTGACAACGTGATCGATTTGGTGACCCAACATCTGCGCAACAAGCAAGCAGCCAACGACATGGTTGACTCGGTGGCCGGCGCGATGAAGGCGATACTCTAAGGAGCCGTAGATGAATATCGGTCCAGTGGCTGCCCGCGTCGTCGGGCAGTTCCCTCTGTCGATCGCCACGTCGCTGGCCCTTGAAGGGGCTGTGGGCATACACCCCGATCATCCCGAGCAGAACAAAGATCTGCTCGTGACGTATCAGACGATGTGGGTGAATCTGAAGACGCTATTTCGAAACCTGTACCAAGCCATTGACCGCGAAGCGATCCTGGGGGTGCGACCTGATGAACTGCTGGACGGCTTTGTCCAGGAAGTCAATCAGTTCGAATCGGTGATCGCCACGCTGACCAGTGGCAAGATGAAAGTCGTCTGGTACGTGTGTGATTACAAGGACCTGGACAAGGCCTATCCCCACGCGCTCCTTCGTGGCGACACCACCAACTTGCAGCTGGCGTATTCGGCGGCCATGAAGTCCACGCTCGGTCCTTGGCTGCGCGTGTACAAAGACAAGGCCAAGTTCTTTCTCTTGAAGATCCGGGACTACAACGAGTCGCGTACGCTGATGCTCACGCATTATGCGATCGACTTGCTGGCTCCCAACTTCAAGAGTTTTGACCTGCTCGAATCGCATACTGGCGCGATCAAGTCCAAGCACCTGTGGTACACCAAGTACTACAACGGCAAGGACTATCCGCAGCTGCCTTTCCGGGAAGACTTGCTGCAAGTGTTTGGTGACAACGAGACGTTCCGTCCGATGGCTCCGAGCATTCGCAAGCAAATCATCGAGATTGCCAAGCAGTACAACTGGTCGCCCGTGAGCACATCCGAGAAGGTGGAATACGGGCTCAACCAGATCAAGGATCCGTATTTGAGGGATGTCCTGAGGTCGTTGCGATAGGCGTGTAGGGTGAGTTGGTTTTTACTTCGTGCCCCCATGATTTGTAAACAACCAACCACACCCAAACAACGCTTTCCCGCAATGGGGCAGTATACGCCCTAACCTCAACCAACCTCAAAGATAGGTACTCAAAATGGCCGGAGATTTCCGTCCGCCTCCGCGGAAAAAAGTGATCCTGGATCACGCCAAGTTCCACCTGCGCGCGCCCAATGCCGCTGGCAAGACCGCATCGCTGCAGTGGCAGCTGATCTCGTCGAACCCGCGCATGGTCGTGTGGACCAACGATCCGAACGACACGATCAACAACGGCAAGATCCAGGCCGCCATGGGCGTGGCCACGTTCTTCAGCGTGCTGCGCCTGATCGAGCAAGCCGCCAACTCCGAAGGTCCCTACAAGGAGAAGGTCGACAACAAGAACTTCACCTGGGCCGGCGGCAAGCGTTCCGACGAAGCGGTGGTCGAGTCCTCGACGATCATCCAGAAGGACGAAGATGGTCTGATCACCGTCTGCCTGTCCGCACCGCGTCGTCCCCAGATCCGCTTCCCGTTCATCAACGAGGACTTCCACCACTTCGTGCACCGTGATGGTTCGGTGTTCACCAAGGGCGAAGCCTCCAAGCTGACCGCGCTCGCGTTCTGTGACATGCTGCGCCCGATCTACGCGGCGCTGCTGGTCAAGGAATACGTCGAACCCCCGCCCAAGGAAGATCGCAACGGCGGCGGTGGTAACCGTGGTGGCGGTGGAGGCGGCGGTGGCCGCAGCTACAGCGGCGGCGGTGGCGGCGGTGGCAACCGCGGCGGTGGCGGCGCCCCGGCCGGTGGTGGCGCCGACGACGACGAAGGCATCGGCTGGTAATTCGCCGACGCAGGCAACTGCATAAGGGCCCTGGAGACCACTACGGTCTCCAGGGCTTTTTGTCCTGTAGAAAATTTCTCCATATATAAGGGCAAGTTTTACACCTTTGAGGAATAGAGTAGCGTGTGTTGTCTAGCGAAGATTGAAAAGGGAATCAGACACATATCACGCTATTGAGTCACTAGAAATGACGCTAGGGCTGAGCGCATAAAGTGCACATTCGCTTCAGTCCAACTGCAAACAAACCGGGTGCCATGCATGCATATCAAAATCGATTTCAGTAACCGGACGCCCTCGGCGGCCGGGCTGGTCATCTCGCATCGAAGTGAGCAACTCGTCTGGGACATTCCCAGTCAAGATGTCATGGCTGACTTCGACATCTTTGCCGAGATCAACGGCTATTGGGAGCAGTTGCCCGAAGCCGTGCAAGACAAGATCTTCAGTATCTACGCCAAGATCAACGAATCGCTGATGAACGACTGGGTGTTCGAAAACCAGATCTCGACGCTGCGTCCGTTGATCGCTGACCTGTTTCGGGCGCACCCCGAAGAAGACGTCTACATCTGGGTGTGGACCAAGGCCAACGTGTCGGTGCCTTCGGGTCCCAACGGGATCAAGCGCACCTACGATCCCAAGCGTGATGACCACCGCATCGAGCGCACGTACATCGAAGACGACTATCGCAAGCTGATCGCGCTGTCGGTCGTGCTGCGGATCATGATCCCGATCTGGGGTCAGTTCATGCTCAATTCGAAGTCGCGCACCGACAACATGTTCAAGGAGTATCAGGCGTTCAGCTTGCTGGCGCTGGCTCCGGTCATGCAGTGGGAAGCGATGAAGCGGTTCACTGTCTTTGTCAACTACACGCTGCCCAAGGATCGCGCGTTGGACGCGGTGATCATCTCGGGTCTGAGCTCCCACGATTTCCCGGACTGGGTGCTGGCCATGACGGTCGTGCGGCGGCTGTGTCGTGGCGACGTGCGGGGCAACAACCCGGACGCAACGCTGGTGGCGCACCTGTTCGTGTATCTGTCGCAGCGCTTGCGTTCGATCGAATCGACCACGGGCAAGATCATCGGCAAGACCACGATCGCCGATCATGGCGAGTCCGACTCGAACCTGTCGGTGCTGGAGAACTTCAAGATCAAGGAGTCCGTGCCGGCTGGCGACATCGCCGGGGTGAGCTTCTACATCAACTTCCAGCTCCAGAAGGTCCTGAACGAAGAGCCGCTGGGTCCGCTGGCACTGGCCAACCGGCTGTGTCGCGACTGGGAAGCCGAAGCCCATGGCAAGCCGATCATCTTCGATCCGAAGTTCCCGCAGCTGATCCGCATGTCGCACCTGAGCGTGCAGGCGCTGGCCACCGAACGGCTGACCAAGGTCCAGGTCATGCTCTCGGCCTGGGTCATGAGCCGTTACGTGCCGATCCGCTCGATCCCCAATCTGCAGAAGACCGATCTGCTGGGCATCATCACGTTCGCTCAAGCCTATCTGTGGCACCACGGTCACAAGGAACTGGCTGCGCTGTGCAGCGCCGTCGGCCGCAACGAAGGCGAAGAGACCATGAGCGCGCTGGCCGTGTCCATGGATGCGATCGAAAAGCCCGAGATGGCCGAGCTCATCAAGCGCTTTCCGTATCGCAAGCGTACCAGCAGCCGTTCGAAGACGGCCCGCTCGACGATTCCCGTGCTCTCGACCATCGACGACATGGTCGACATGGTGGCGCAGCAGTCCTGGAACTTGACCTTGCCCAAGGAATGGGTCAGTGTCATGACCGGACATGCCCGCAACCGGCGCTACAACGCGCCCTCCAACTTGCGGACCAAGCTGGCTCGACTTGTCATCGAGCTGGATGACCGCACGGCTCGCGTTCTGGGTGTGCGTGACACGATCTTCGATGTCACGCTCGAACAGTTCGCTGCCCGCGTGCGCACGGTGGCTGAAGACTACACCAGCCGAGATCGCGTGGCCGATGTCCCTTTCCAGGTGACGACAGCGCCGATCGACAATCCGTACGCCAACCTCTGAACGTTACCCAGTCCATCATCGTAAGTGCCTCTGCGGTGGTGGACTCCCCAGCTTCCATGACTAAAAGGAGAGAAGTGTCATGAACCAACAAAACAACGGGACCATCTCGAGTGTTGAGATCATCAGCATGATCGTGACCCCGGCCGGCACCTATCAGGATCAGGTGCGGCGTCCGTACATCGCGCAAGCCACGGGCGACACGATCCGGGTGATCCAGGAACGATTCGACCAAGCCAATGGTCGGATGTCCACGGGTCTGTTCGACGGGGTGGCCTCCAACTTCGTGCAGCCGCAGATCCAGGCCGAAGGCGCGCCCATCGCCATCGCTGGTGGCTGGCGCCGGGAGCGATTCAACTTCGTTCTCAAGGTCAAGGTGGTCAACAAGTTCGGCGGCCATTCGATCGACGTGATCAACGGCCACACCGACTACGCAGACATGTCGTTCTCGGGCATGCTCGATCCGCGCATCCGGTTCTTCATCAACGGCATCGTCCGGGTGGTGAGCACCAACCAGATGACAGGTCACGGCCTGGAGCTGACCGGCAAGGTCGTCGACAGCTATCAGGTCTTTGCCAACCACAACTACGACGGTCCCAAGGACTTCTACAACAACGCCAACGATCCGAACCTGACCATGCGACCGGACGATGTCTTCGGCGCGCTGCAAGCGCACGAGTACACGACCAACCCGGATCTGATGGATCTGCGGGCCGTGGCCACCAGCCAGGCCAAGACGTCCCACCGCAACAATACCCTGTCGTCGGCTTACGCCGGCACGATCGTTCGCGGCTATGTGGACTCCGTGGTCAAGAACATGTACGCGGAAAACTCCAAGCAGGTCTATGCAGACGCCATCGGCGCTACTGCGCAGCGCCCGCTCAACCGCGACGAGTTCATCCGGGCGCTGAACAACATGACCGGCTCGCCCGCGTCTGACAGCTTCCAGCTGATGGACCTGTATCGCATGGATCCGATGCTCGAGTCGCCCAACGACGACCGCATCCGCATCGTGCGACCGCAACCTGTCGTGCGCATGGCCAGCTGGGGTGGCAACGGCCCGTCGGTGGAAGAAACGCCCAACGCGGCCAACTCCCAGCACTGGCAAGGCAACAACCACGAGACCCTGGCCGCCACCATCCTGGCCAATGGCCTGCCGGCCCTGCTGCTGGAGTATGGGATCGTCGAGCTCGTCTTTCAGGCAACCAATCATTCGCGCCAGCCGGTCATCGAGACCCTGTACGCCAATGGCCTGGCCGACAACTACGACTGTCGCCCGTTCCTGCCGTCGGTGGAAAACCGCATCCAGCGCGAGATCATCGACCAGATCTCGTACAACAACGATCTTCCGTACAAGATCCGAGTTCACTGCGATGTGGCCTGGTCCACCAAGATCACCCTGCAGTTTCACAACGAAGTCGTCGAGTTCGTCTCGCCGACCTTCGCTGATTCGCTGATGTCCCCGGTCATCACCGCCGACCGTGATCGACTCGGAGACGTCGCTCACTCGTTCGGTACTCTCGTTCAATCGCTCGTGCAGGTCAAGGGTCCGTCTCTCGAGATGGTCCGCGACTTCAGCAATTTCTGACAACAAGGAGTCCTAGATGGACATCATCGATCTCTACAAGAGCATCCTGCAGAATGCAGCGATGCGAGCGGACGAGCACGGGTTCGTGTCGCTGTATCTGGCCGACCTCAAGCCGTCTCCGGTCGAGGTCAAGGGCAAGCGCCTGACGCTGCCCACGCGAGAACAGCTGGCCCAGCCCGACACCGACAGCCGCATCTTCTTTCATCCGCTGATCGAACAGCCGCATCGCGGCGAGTCCGAGGTGGTCGAGAAGCTGCGCGAGCACATCAGCCAGAACCTGAACCTGTCGCTGTGCTTCGTGGCCATCAGCCTGCTGCAACTGGCCACCTCGCCAGCCCAGCACCTGGGCCTGTCGCCGGACCAGACCGAGTACATGACCACGATCAAGGAAGCCGACGAAGAGACGATCGCGCGCTTCATCAAGCTGGCCGAAGCGATGGCAGCGCACGATCCGCGTCGCTCGTTCGTCAACCTGTACGTCAAGCGCGGCGCCACAGTCGGTGGTCGCAAGCGCATGCGTGCCGGCATCGTCAGCTTCCCGCTGTACGAAGAGCTCAAGAAGGTGCCCGAGAAGGGCCAGCCCAACGAGGTCTTCGGCGTCAAGCTGCGCAAGGACGATCGAGCGGTGCTGACCAGCCTGCTCGAGTACATGCTGCCGGGCATCGACAAGCCCGAGAACTTCATCAGCGCCAGCGACTCGACCGTGGCGCCGTTCCTGGACGCCCTGATGAAGGCCGTGGGCAGTATCGCCGTGCACATCAACAACATGGTCGAGCTGTTCGCCAAGCCGCTGCCCCAGATGGAACAGCTCAAGTTCGACTTGGACTGGCAGGACTCGTTCGAGGACCTCACGCGACTGCTGCCGCAGATCCGTGCGATTCCCGCTCAACCGGGCAATGAAGGCAAGGCGATCAAGACCCCGACCACCGGTGGTACTGTCGTTCCCGTGCCCGAGCTGTCCCACGTGCCTCCGGCCCAGGCCGCCGTGATCACGCCGCCCACGGCGCCTGCTCCGGCTCCCAGCCTGCCTGCGGAAGTCACGGGCAAGCCGGCGGTCGACCACTTCGGCAACCCGATCGGCGTGGGCGCGGCGCCCAGGATCACCCCGCCCCCGGCGGTGCAGATCACGCCGCCTCCGGTGCAACCGCAGACCTATCCGGCACCCCAGCACATGGGTGGCTACGGGTATCCGCAGCAGACCAACCCGTACCAGACCCAGCAGCCTCAGGCCGTGCCGCTGACGGCTTCGGGCAAGGTCAGCTTCCGTGACGCGCTCGCGCAACGTCCGGACATCGCTGCGGCCGTGGGCTACGGTCAGCCGTCCTACGGCTATCGTGCCGGCAGCCGCCTGGACGACGAGCCGCGCTGGGCTCAGCCGTCCTACAACCGCGGCTACGGTGGCGGTGGTACGGACTTCAGCCGCATCTAAGGCGGCATAAAACCACAAGCCTGCTGCGCAGCCAACCGATTAACCCGGGAGGCTGCGCAGCAGGATCAGTGGTTTCTTCTTTTCTTCAGTTCAGCCGTGCTTTGGTGTATTCGGCTTGACGAATCACCTCGATCTCATCGGGGCTGGCGATGAGCAACTGCGTCAGATCGGCAGGAACGTCCTGTGGTGACGAGAAGTTGTTCATGCGCATGACCACCCAATGCAGATACAGAGGGATCCCCATGTCCAAGAGTAGCCCGTTCAGATCGAATTCGAACCGGTACGCCTTGATGGGGTCGACGTTCATCACCGTGGTGCTGGCAGCCCCACGCAGATACGTCATGTGATCTTCCAAGACATTACGGAACTGGTCCGTATAGTAGGCGCCGGTGCCCTGGGCCACCAGCATGGAGTCTACGGCAGACATTTGAAAGGCTTTCTAATCAAAGGGTCTTGAGACACATATCACTGACTTGGTAGCGATACAAGACTCGGAGATTTAAGTTGGAGTTTCACACTCCATCATAAAAACAGATGGTTTCAGTGCGATAAATGCATGGGCTCCAGGTCCGTGCAACCTCCCGTGCATCGTCGCATGCAGCGCGAAATAAGGATCCATTCATGAGCGAAAGCGTTGTTTCAGCAAAGATGAAACACCCTCGCTGGCAACCCAATCAGATCTACCGGGAGCTGATGGGGGTGTTGAGTCTGTCGAGTTTCGACGGGTTCAATTCTGCCTCGAGAAAGCAGATGTTTTCCAGCCACATTGGCCAGGCCCTGGTCATCCGTGGTTCGACGGTTCGCCGCATCCAAACCGGGATGGAGCGCGAATACGGCAAGTACACGTTCGCCCCGAAGTTTCCCGTGGATGCGCAGGTCATCCGCGTGCTCGAGCGCTATCCGCGCACGATCGACGCGGACAAGATCAAGCACAACCCGGAAATGTTGATCATCTACGAAGACGACAAGACTCGAACGGTCGGTTGTCTGTCGTTGGTCGACTACTATTCCAACCACCCGTATTTCGGCTTTGCGTATAAGCCCACACCGGCCTTGAAGAACATCCGCACGCCCAATGCGACGTTCGCCAAGGACACGATCTTGCAGAACTCGCCGGCCATCACGGACAACGGCGACTACATGTACGGTTGTGAGTGCAATGTGGTCTTCATGTCACACCCGGCGGTGGCTGAAGACGGCATTCTGATCTCGCGGGACGTGCTGCCAAAGTTCGGCTTCAAGATCTACGATCGTCGCACGATCGAGTGGGGCTCCAAGCAGTATCCGGTCAACTGTTACGGTGACCAGGACAACTACAAGCCCTTCCCGGACATCGGCGACTACGTTCGAGACGATGGCGTGCTGGGCGCGCTGCGCACCGAAGACCCCGATTACGGGCCGGTTGAGCAGTCCATCAACGCCACGCTCGAGTTCGACAACTGCTTTAATCACCTGGTCTATTCCGGTCGCCGTGGCGGCAAGGTCATCGACATCAAGGTGATGCACGATCCCGAAAGCCGCGTGCCTACCACGCTGATCGGCATGGACGTGCAGATGCAGCGCTATGACAAGGCGCGCCGGGCGTATTACCAGGCCATCGTCAACGAGTACGAAGCGCTGCGCAAGCATCGCAAGGAAAAGCTGACGCTGACCAAGGACTTCCATCGCCTGGTGGTCGAAGCCATCTCGGTGGTGGGCACACCGCGCCAGAAGCTCCAAGGCGTCAAGGGCGCCGACGAACCCGTTTCCAAGCTGTATCGCGGCATCCCGCTGGACGATTGGCGTGTGGAGTTCGTCATCGAGCACGACGTGATCCCCACGGTCGGCTTCAAGCTGACCGACACGCATGGCGGCAAGGGCGTCATCTGTCACATCGCCGAACCGCACGAGATGCCCGTGGACGCAGCCGGCAACCGAGCCGACATCGTCATGGCGCCCGACGCTCGGATGGCGCGGATGAATCTGGGCGGTCTGTACGAACCCTACATCAACGCCGTCTCGCGCGACTTCCTGGTCGAGATCAAGCAAGCCCTCGATCTGGATCCGAAGGTCACCGGCATCGTGCACTACGACATGCCTCGGATCAAGCAGCACCCCAACTATCCGGCTGTCGAAGCCCGGATCAAGCGGTTCTACGAGATCATCAGCCCGCGTGTGCACAACTGGATGACCAGCGGCGACTACGGCAAACCCTTCGAGCAGCACGTGGAAGAGCTCCTCAAGGATGGGTTCTATCACTACATCCCGCCCGACAACGAACCTGAAGGCCCGCAGATCGTGCGCGACCTGCAGCGCGAGTTCAAGTCGGTCTATGGGCCCGTGACGTACATCGGCAACTCCGGTCTGAAGCGCACCACCAAGCGCCCGCACCGGATCGGTAGCATGTACATCATCGAGCTGGACAAGATCGGCGATGACCGCACTGCCGTGTCGTCTTCCAAGCTCCAGAACTTCGGTGTGCTGGCCCCGATCACCAGCCGGGACAAGAACTCGTCGCCGATCCGACGCCAAGCCATCCGAGCCTTCGGCGAGACCGAAGAGCGGATCATCGCAGCCAATGTGGACGATGAAACGATGGCCGAGCTGGGCGATCGCAACAACAACATCCTGACCCATCGGTTGATCCTGGACGCGCTGTATAACGCGGACAAGCCAACCAACGTGGTCAACCTGGTCAATCGAGAGGAGAACCCGTTGGGCAATGCTCGACCACTGCAACTGGTCAAGCACCAAGCCTTCTGCGGCGGCTGGAAGTTCGTCTACGAACCCTACCAGCCCAATGTCTCGAACAACCTTGCGGAGATTGAAGAGTGAAGATTCACGCACGCACGCTGCTGAAGTATCCCCAGGCTCAGCTCTGGGACATGCTGACGGGCTCGTTCACGTTGGTCTTTGACGACGGCGAACTCCAGACCAATGACAAGGAAACTCTCTACAGCCTGTACTGCTGGGAGTTTCATCGCCAGTTCCCGACGGCCCCGTTGCTGACGGGCCATCACCTGCAAAAGGTGCTCAAAGGTGGCCGCCTGACCGCCAAGACGCACTTGACCTTGATCGGCAAGTGTCTCTGGGATGTCTACGACCACCTGTGCGAGGAACTGCGCGACGAGCAAAAGCGTCTGGACCTGCGGTTCAAGATGGCTGCCACGGGCTACGACATCGTCAACGAGATGTACAACGACTTGAGCTATCGGCTCGAAGAGTACACCATCTCCATCGATATCACGGACTTCGTGGACATGCTTGATGCGCCGCGGATGCAAAAACTCTACGACGAGCTCACGCCTGACGAAGCGGGCATCGCCAAGCTGTACGCCGGGATCACGGACATCACGTTCAACGATCCCCTGGTTCGGGAAAACACGGTCTCGCGTCTGGCACGCTCGGGCCTGATCTCCATCAACCAGCTGCACCAGTGCATCGGCGTGCGCGGCTATGTCTCCGATTCGGACGACGTGCGGATCAAGCATCCAGTCATGCGCGGTTATGTCGAGGGCATGCGGTTGTTCCGTGACTCCATCGCCGAGTCCCGGTCTGCTGCCAAGGCGATGATGTTCTCCAAGGACAACCTGCAACGCTCCGAGTATTTCTCGCGGCGACTGCAGTTCATCTCCATGGCCGTCGAGAACCTGCACCACGAAGACTGCGGTTCTGGCCGCTATCTGCGCTGGACGGTCAATCCGCCGATCGTGCGGGGTGAGCGCACGTTGTACGAAGGGGATCTGCCGCACCTGGTGGGCAAGATCTATCTGGATGACGACGGCATGCTCAAGACGATCAAGGCCAGCGACAAGCATCTGATCGGCAAGAAGATCCAGATGCGCTCGGTCCTGTACTGTCAGCATCCGGATCCGGCCGGCATCTGCCGGGTGTGTTTCGGTGCCTTTGCAGACATCGTGCCTCCCAAGACCAACCTGGGTCACATGTGCTCGGCCTACATCGCCCAGCAGTCGTCCCAGATGATCTTGTCGATCAAGCATTTGGATGGCTCGTCCGAGATCGAGACGGTGGTGGTGGGCGACGGCGATCGGTTCTACATCAAGTCGTACAAGGACGGCAACTCGTATCAGTTCGCTGACACGCTCAAGACGTCCAAGGTGTGGCTGGTGATCTTCAAGGACGACGCGGTCAATCTGACCGATGTCCGAGAAGTCGAGGACGTGCGCCAACTGTCGGTCACGCGCATCACCGAGCTCGAGTCGATTGGCATTCGTGTCAACGACGGCAAGAACGAGTTCGAAGAGGAAGTCAACGTTTATGCGAAGCCGCGCAAGTCTTCGCTGAGCCACGACATGCTCGCGCACATCAAGAAAGTCGAGTGGACGGTCGATGCCCTGGGCAACGCCGTGATCGACATGACCGGTTGGGATTTCAGTCGTCCCATCCTGGATCTGCCGCAGAAGTACTTCAATGTGGCCGACCACTCCAAGGAGATGGCCGACATGCTCGAAGCTTCCGTGGACGATGTGGCGCATCGGGACCGTTTCGTGCAGCCGGCCTCGCTGCTGGGTGACCTGTTCAAGCTGGTCAATGAGAAGCTCAATGTCAATATCGCTCCGCTCGAAGTGGTGCTGTATTCGGCAACGATCGTCTCTGCGGCCGACAATGACTATAGCTTGCCCAAGCCACACACCAAGCAAGGTCTGGGTGTCATGCGCATGACCATGGACTATCGCAGCCTCGCGCCGCGGATGGCCTATGAGCGGCACTACGACATCATCACCAAGCCGGCAAGCTATGCGTTGAAGAACCGACCCGATCACGTCCTGGACATGATTCTCATGCCCCGAGAAGTGAGCGCGGCCCGCCGGCGGCGGCAACAGCAAGCCGCCTGACAAAGCCTGGCCACCAATGGCGGGGGAGGGAGCAATCCCTCCCCTTACAGACTGAAAGTTTGAACATGATTGCCCCGGAGTACTTCCATGCGGACTTGTACTCACACTGCTTTGTTCTGACCAAGGCCTCGCCACGGGGCCAAGAGCTCATCCGTGAGTTCGGACAGCAGTACATTCAGTACGCGATGGAGCTAGTGAATCGTCGTTACCAGAGGGTGCAAAAATGCATCTTCGCCGAGAACGTGTATTTCGGCCAAGAACGCCGGTTCCATGTCCACCAGTGGATTCCCTTTGTCAAGTTTCTGGCCGACAAGGGTGTCTACGCTGCCAACTACGTCGTCGTGCAGCACGCCCCACCGGCGGCTGTCAAAGTCGACATCCAACTGCTGCCCCAGTGGCAGGAGCGGGAGTACCAAGTCCCCATCATCTCTTACCTGACTGATGAAGCTCCCCGGCGCATCAAGCTGGTGGAGATCCAAACGGGCAAGGGCAAGACCTTTTGTGCCATGCGGGCAGTTGCCAATCTCGGTTTGCGAACCGTGATCATGCTCAAGCCTGGCTACATGGACAAGTGGGAAAAGGATATCCGAGAGCTGTGTGGCTACGTGCGTGGCCCCGATCTTGAGATCATCGAAGATGGCTCCAAGAACCTCAAGAAGTTGATCGACAAGGCGCTCAAGGGAAAACTGACCGCCAAGATCATCATCATCAGCTCGCACCTGATGCGCAAGTGGTTCAAGAAGTACAAAGAGTTTGGCGATAAGACCCTGTATGACGGCTATGGTTGCCGTCCAGGCGAGTTCATGGAAGTCCTTGGGGCGGGCGTGCGTCTGATTGACGAAGTCCACCAAGAGTTTCATCTGAACTTCACGATCGACCTGTACACCAACGTGGCTTGGTCGATCTCGCTGTCAGCCACACTCAAATGCGACGACGCGTTTTTGAATCGAATGTACGAGGTGGCCTACCCCAAGCCAGAGCGCTTTGCGGGGCTACCCTACGACCGGTACATCCACGCGTTTGCGTGGTTCTACAAGTTCAGAAACCCCATTCTGATCCAAACAACCGAGCGCGGTGGGACCACCTACAGTCACCACGCGTTCGAGCGCAGCATCCGAAAGTTCAAGCGAATCGAGGATGACTACTTTGCCATGATCAACCGGATCGTGCGCGAGTTTTTCTTGATGAAGTTTGTCAAGGGGGATCGCTTACTGATCTACTGCGGCTCGGTCGAGCTGTGTGGCAACCTTGTGTCTTACCTGCGCAACATCCACCCGACATTCGACATCCGTCGCTATGTCGAGGAGGACCCGTATGAGAACTTGATGGAGGCCGAGATCTCGGTCTCGACGCTGTTGTCCGCTGGCACCGGACATGACATCCCCGGACTGACAACCGTGATTCTGACGACCGCGGTCAAGTCCACCCAACAGAACGTCCAAGGCTTTGGCCGCTTGAGAAACTTGACTGGCAAGGAACTCAAGTTCGTGTACCTCGTGTGTCAAGACATCGCAAAACACATGAACTACCACGAGGTCAAGAAGGACTTGCTGATCACGATGGCCCAGAGCTATTCGATCCGCAACAACCCTTCGGACATTGGTTAGTGAAGAGCGTCATGGGACAAGCAGCACCTAGGGTAAAACCTACAGTGTTGCTTGTCTTTATGACGCATTCCCTGCCCTTCTTTTTTTGGCCTGAACTAGGAAACGACCATGAGCGAAGAACAAGCACCCGCTGGCGAAGACACGCCCAAGCAAGAACCTGCCTACACCCGCGAGCAAAAGATCGCCATCACGGCGACCATGCTGTCGCACATCTCGTCGGACCTGGGTCTGATTGCCAAGACGCTGACCGAAAAGGACAACGGCCACGCCTACGAGATCAGCTACGAAGACGTGGCCATCCTGAGCAACAAGGCTCTGCGGGCCAAGTCCAGCATCGCCGCGCTGGCGCGTATCTTCAACGCCGAACTGCCCGAAGGGCAAGCCGCGGACATCGCTGCATCAACCACCCCGGCCAAGACCACCAGCGACGTGATCTTGACCGACATCCAGAAGGCCATCTTGGGCAACAAGACGCCCATCAACGAGGCCGTGGTGAGCAAGTCGGTCCACGACGGCGCCGACGGCGCGTGAGTCGCTTCTGAGGCGTCATATCGGGGGAGCCGCAAGGCTCCCCCTTTATGCCCTAGTGGTGATCCCAGTAGAACGCAGCCATCTGCAGCTTGACGTCGTAGCCTTGCTGACCCTGGCCGTTGTAGCCCACTGCAAAGCCGTGCCAATCGCGCGTGCGCAGGCAACCGAGCAGGTGTGCGTCGGCCAAGATGAACTTGACGAACTGCTGCAGTTGCAGCGTCTCGCTGGTCTGGGCATCGGCCACGTAGGCGGCCACGTTCGGGTAGCCCATCACGGCGTACTGGTAGCCCATGATCTGGAACAGACCCCAGGACGCGGCGCACTGCGCGCTGGCCAGATCCAGCGTGGCGGCCTTGGCCATGCGGTCGTACTCCTTGGCACCCCCGGTGTAGCCTCCGGCCGTCTGGTTGTAGACGTCCGACCAGTGGGTCTGCAGCCAGTTGTCGATGACCGCCACAGTCGTGGCGCCTGGGCTGTAGAGCATGCCCGCCGCCTTGGCCACTGCCATCGCGCTCATGGGCGACTTGTTCATCATCGCCATGAGTTGGCGGCGAAAGACATGGCGCTCGAACAGGATGTCGACTCGGCCATCATCGAAGAACCCCGAACCACTGGTCTCGACTTGCTGGACGGCCTTGACGCTGGAAATGGGCACGCCCAGGGCCAGCGCGGCCGGCGACCAGGACGCGTCACCCAGGTACTTGGCGGCGATCAGCGGATCCAGCAGCGCTGCGGTAGGCGCCGAGTACGTGCCCGTGCTCTTGATGAAGTTCTTGACCTGGAACGTGATGAGCGCATCGCGCGTGAGCGGGCCAAAACCCCCGTCACACTGCAGGTGCAGTCCGCACTGCTGGTTGAGCATGCGTTGGATCTTGCCGATGTACGGGTCGGAGTCTCCGACTTTGAACTCTTGAGTCATTTTTGCCTCGAAAGAAATGGTGAACATAAAGAGCACCCCGGTTGCCCAGGGCGCTCTTTACTAGCGGCTGTATGCCGCGACGGATCAGCGGCCGGTCGGGCTGAAGTAGGCCAGGATGCGGTTCTTGGCGTTCTCGGCCAGGTGAGACACCGATTGCTCGATGCTCACGGCGCGACGCGCCAGGTCACGTCCGTCGACCGGGCCCATGACCTTGAACAGGTTGATCATCTTCTGCCAGGCCTTGATCTCCTCGGGGTTGAGGACGACGTGTTCGGCAAAGCGGTAGACGTACAGCTCGTGAAAGACCCCCTGCGCACCGTGCTCGAACATGCGCAGCATCGCGGTGAACAGCGCCTCGAAGTGCTCGGTGTCCTTGGTGACGATGGACATCATCGCGCGGTACAGGTTGACCTGGTTGGCCGCGCCGACCTTCGGATCCATCGGCCGGCCGGGCTTCATCATCTCCATGTAGTTCTTGATGGTGATGATCGGGCCCAGCATGCTGGTGGGAACCTTGGCCAGGATGGCGTCCACGCTCGGGATGCCGGTCGGACCGCTGGACACCGGCGCAGGAGCCGGCTGGGGCGGAGCGATCGGGGTGCCCGGAGCGATGGGCAGCACGGGCTTGACCGGATCGGGCACGACCGGGGCGGGTGCCGGCGCCGTGGATTGGTCGGCCACGCCGGTGTCCTGCACGACCGGAGCGGGCGTGGAAGTGGTCGTGGTTGCGGTCGTGGTGTCCGGTGCCGGGGTGTCGGCGGACAGGTCGGTGTTGTTGGAGTCGGTCACGGTGTCAGTGGTCGTGGGAGTGGGAGCCGGCGCGATCACTTGATCGGTCGGGGTGGAGGGTACGGCAGGCGCCTGGTCGGGCGCTGCAGCGATGAGGTCAGCCAGCGACGGCGCAGAGGCGATCACGGCCGGAGCCGGAGGCGTCACCGCTTGCGCGTCGGTGCTGGGCGTTGCTGCGGTTGCAGACCCGTTGCTGTCTGCGGCGTCACCGCCGCTTGCGGGTTGGTCGGTGCTGGTTGCGACGGGCGGTTGCTCACCCGCATCGACACCTTGCCCCGCGGCAGGATCGAGCTGTTGTTGGGGTGCCGAGTCAGTGCCATCGCTGGTCACCGCTTGGTCAGCCACCGGGGCAGGGACGCCTTCTGCTTGACCGGCGGCATCGGCACTGGCAGCGGGCGCGCTGACAGGGCTTGTTGCACCACCGACTGCTCCGACGTCTGCGGTACCGGCCCCGGGGAGTACGCTGCCGGAAGCATCGCCACTCCCACCGCCACTCCATTGCCCGTCACCACCTTCATCGGCGGGTGCGGGAGCGGCTGCGACGTCACCCCCGCTTCCGCTGCCGTCGGAAACGACAGCCCCGCTGGGATCGTTCCCGGAAACGGGTTGTTGGGAGGCGCTGCTCCCGGAATCGGCATCCGATGCGACATCGGTGTTCTCCTGGTTGGCCGTCACGTCAGCAGCGGCAGCTGCTCCGGTGTCCAGCTGTTGATCAGAACTGCCAGCTGCGTCGGTGACAGCGCTGCCCACCACGGCAGTCGCGTCGGTTCCGACAGAGCCAGCATCGGGGGTGGGGGCAGCGGACGAATCCGAAGCGTCGGCGGAAGTTCCGGAAACAGTTCCGGTTGCATCGGATCCGCTACCGGCATCAGCTGCTCCAGAATCAGTCTGGACACTCGTCCCATTGCTGCCGTCCGTCACAGGTTGCGCAGTCCCCGCGCTGCTGCCAGCGTCAGGCACGTCAGCATTGCCAGTGGCGACGCCAGCACCGTCGCCACTGACAGTAGCGTCAGCAGAAACAGCGGCGGAAACGTCCGCGGTTGGTGCAGCAGCCACGACAGGCTGATCACTGCCAGCACCGTCAGCAGCAGGAACATCGCTGCTCGCTTGAGCAGCTGTCCCGGTGTCAGCCGGGGCTTGGGCAGGGTCAGATTGGTCATTGGGCGAGCTCGTGTCGTTGGTGGCGGTCACGGCGCCAGCAGCGTCGTCACCACCGGTTGCGGTCGGAGCAGCATCGGTGCTGCTGCTTGCAGTTCCATCGGTTGCGCTGGCGGCAGCCGGATCTGCGGCGGCAGTGCCACCATCCGAAGTTCCGTCAGCCGGTTGAGCAGGGACGCCGGCGTCTGCGGGTGCGTCCACCACGGGGTCGGTGGGTTGGCCATCGGTTGTCACCACTGCTTCGGGGGATCCTTGGGGATCTCCTTGCGCGGGCGCAGCTTGCGCAGCGCTTCCTTGATCCGCTCCTTGAGCGGCTTGTTGTTCGGCACCACCATTGGTGTCTCCTTGTTCCGAGTCATCGGGCTCGACGACTTGATCGGCTTCATCGGGCGAAGCCGAGTCGGGAGCGACCTGATCGGGGATGGCGACTTCATCGTCGAGCGCCTTGGCGTCTTCGATGGTCTGGTCGTCAGCCACCGGCATGGTCGACGGACCCGGGGCGGCGTCAGCCGGCGGGGTGTCGCCCGTGCCTTGCGCGCTGCCGTCCAGCGTCAGCGTGTTGCCAGCAGCGGCTTGGGCCTGGGCATCCTTCAGGGACTGGACCTTGGCGGTCAGTTCCGTCTGCAGTTCCATGGCCCGTTCCATCATGGCGTGTTCGATGTCGGCCACCGACAGATCGGTGCGACCAGTGAGTTCACGCCAGGCCTGGTCTTCGGCCGCGGCCGTGATGTCAGCTGCCGTCGAGTCGGCTGTCAGAGCCAGCGACAGCGGCACGGGGATCGGCTGCGTGGCGTCCGGATCACCGGCGTCCGGAGCGATGGCTGCGGCCACGGCCGCCGGATCGCTCGTGTCGACGTTGGGGTCCTTGGCCAGCGCCGCGGCCATGTCGTTGGAGGCTTGTTCGGCCGCCACCGGATCGGGCACCAGCGGGGTGGAGTCGCCCGAACTGGTCTGGGTCATCGACGTGGTCGCCTGGTTCTCCGCGGACGAGGCCGAATCGCTCGGACCATCTTCCACGTTCTGGATCACTGCAGCGGTACCGTCGGTCGAGGCCGTCCCGGCGGCTTGGGTGGAGGCGTCACCGGTTGCCGTCGTGTCGGCCGCCGGTTGGGCATCGGTTGCGGCAGTGTCGGACGAATCTCCGGTTGCGGCAGGTGCGGTTGCGGTGTCGCTTGCAGCGACGGGGGCAGCAGCAGTGCTGTCAGCAGCGTCATCGGCAGGGACTTGATCTTGATCATTCATGTTGACTCCGGATGTGGATGTGAGTCGTCCTGATTTAACAGGACGACTCTTGATCGGGGATGGCCACAGCATGACCCATCCCGGTTAGATTTGGCTTGGCTGTTTTTGGCAGTCAAACGAACGCGGTTTCGACGTCCATTTGTGCCAGCTCCAGCACGTTCGAGTGCATGGCTTTCATGAACAACCCCATGAACACGTTACCGATGTCCGCAATGGCAATCGACAAGCTGGTGGGGGTGTCCGACAGGCGCTTGCCCAAGCACGCTTCGCACAAGTCGGTCTTGGGAAACCGGCAATACATCGGTGAGCGCAAAAGCACGCGCTTGCCCATGTACGCACCGACATTGCTCTCGTCGATGAAGGTGTCGACCGAGCCTTCGATGGCGGTAAAGCCCAAGAGCTTGGCTTCTTCGCCAGGCCGCGCAAAAAAGAAGTTACCCATGCGCGAGCCGCAGTCCTTGCCTGTGATGGCCAGGTTCGACGAAGCCCGGAACTGCCACTTGACCGCTTCACCCGACAGCTCGGTTTGCGCGCCGCGGTTAAACGATCCGGAACGCGAAGCTGTGTTCATGACCGGCAGGTCACGGATGTCCCAGCCTTCGGACAGCGAACGCGTGACGAGCGCCACGTCCAGCGAATCATCGAGCGTGGCTTCAGCGCCTTGCATGAGAAACAGCTTTTTGCGCACGACATTGAACGGCTTGTCTCCGAGCAGAAACCCCATGGACGAATCGCCCTTGAGGTACTCCTTCAGGTAGTCCACCAGTTCTTTGTCGATGGCCGCGATGGTGGCCGGATCGTGCAGACGGTCCTTGTACTTTTCCAGCAGTTGCTCGCGGAACTCCTTGATGCCCGGGGGTGCGGTCATCGACTTGTAGGAGCAGCCGGGCACGCACAGCTGGGTGTAGGCAGCCAGCGCTGCCGTGGCGTTGCCGTAGTTGACGTGTTCGTCCGCGTAGATCTTGGTCGGATCACGCTCGGTCCCCACCGGCGGGGTGTTGACCAGGCGTTGGGCGATGATCGCTTCGACGTTCTCGGTCTTGATGCGACCTTCCATGTAGTCGATCTTGTCGCCGAACGGGTAGACCAGACAGATGCAGTTGTACAGCAAGTTGCCGTACGACGTGAGCACGTCTTTTTTCAGGTTGGGAATGTCACCGGCCTTGGCCTGGACCTTTTCCTTGAACTTGAAGATGGGCTCGCCCGAGGGCGCATCTTCGATGGGCAACAGCATCTGCGGGTTTTCCGGATTGCAGAAGTAGTGCCCTTGCTTGGTCTGGACGATGCGAAACGGGTAGGCGTTTTTCATCCATTCGCCTTCGGGTTCGCGGATCAGGCTGAACGCGGCGATGACCCAGGCCGTGCGCTTGTATTCCCCGGCGCGCATGGCCGCCAGGAAGAACTCGTATCGATTCACAGCAGACCTCCACGGCCGGCTTGCACCGGCCTGTCGATGGCAGACGGCAGAACGACCTTGGTCTGGGCCTTTGTGCCAGCTTCACGGAATGCCTGGAACTTGATCGTCAGGCTGCTCAGCTCGTTGTAGATCGGGGTGATCCGATCGAGCGAGTCGCCGTAGGTCTTTTCCAGTTCGCGCATGACCACGTCACGCAGGTTGCCCGTACCCGCATCGCTGGAGATCAGTGCGCCAGCCATCAGCTGGACGGCGATCTCGATGGCAAAGGCCTTGGCCAGCACGGGCGCCGTCTTCTGACGCGCTTCCATCTGGTCGATGATCTCGGTGTGGTACTGCGCGTAGGGTTGCCCCACCGGCTCGCCCATCTCCACCAGATCCCAGATGTAGAGCCACTGGTTGTCCAGCGCAGCGCGGTACAGCCGCAGCGTGTCGATGTAGGCTTTGTCTTCTTCGGGCTGTTTGAGCGCGGCGTGCTCACTGGCCAGCTTGTCCATGATCACCCGAATGGCCGCGATCGTGGCGTGGTCGACCGTTTGCAGGAGGATGACCACCCGCTCTTCATCGGTGCCGTTGACCAGCGCCAAGATTTCCGCCAACGCTTCTTCGGGCGCGGCTACTTGCGTGCAGATCTCGATGATGTTGTCAAAGTACTCGGTCTGTTCGAGCCGACGCAGACCCAGCAGGATCTGGTTGCCTTCAGACACCGTGGCTTCGTCAACCAGATCGATGCGCAGCTGCTGCAAGATGTAGTCCTGGAACTGGCTGGTCAGTGCCACGATCCGTTGGATCGAATCGCTCGCACCTTCGTTGTCGGCCGACATCAGAATGTCTTCATAGCCGACTGTGTACTCCGTCAGCCCGAACGCTTCGAACAAGTCGAAGGCTTGCGAGATCGCATTGTAGATCTCCGGGCTTGCGGCCGTCTTCAAATGGACGTCCAAAGTTTCAAGCATGTTGTTTGTCCTTGAGCCCGAGGTTGGGCATTGGGCAATCCTTAAGTCTTTAAGGAGAGCAATCAAATGATTACCCCGCCCAGACGGGAAAAAATACAGGGGATTTCTTAATCCTGTAGCCTGGAATTTGGGACCTCAACTCTAATTTTAGAGTGTGCACCTGTCCAGATTCCAAACCAAATTTTTAAGTCTCGTCCGGAGAGATTTCAGATCATGCATAACCAAGCCCCCAAACCCAGGAAGCTCAATCCGGTTGTCAGCGCCGTCGGGGTGATGGCCATCGACAACGCCAACTCCGAGTTCCGCCAGCAACAAGCGCAAGTGCGCAAGGCCAAGAACTCGTGGGACGACGTCAACCGCCTGAGCGGTCTGTGCCAGCGTCTGCTGCTGAGCGCCACCGGCCTGCTGCCGTCGATCCGCAACGAGCGGCTGATGAGCTTGATCGACGACCGTGCCACGTTCAACACGAACGCGCACATCCTGGCGCGTGATCTGAGCGCCTACCAGAACAACTTCGAGGCCCTCAAGGCCCGACACGCTGGCAAGTCCGGCGATGCCTCCGACGACAACGACAACATGGAGGCCATCGACATCTACACCCAGTACGCATCGTTCTACGAGCGCTGGGACGGTGTCCTGCAACCGACCATGAACCACATCCTGGAACAACTCCAGGCTGCCGAAGCCAAGCTGCGCGAGATCGACAACGATGCAGCCGACACCCTGGGTGTCGAAACGAGCCAGCTGCTCGACGCTGCGAAGGGAATCCAAGTTCAACGCGAACCGGTCCTTTCGCCCGAACAAGATCCGACCGTCGTCACCGACGTGGAACCGACCAAGCCCGACAACGCTTCGGCCTCCACGCCCGAGTGATCGGATCGCGTTCATCGACTCCCATCTTCTCTGACCATGACCACACCTGAACAAGAACCGGGGACTCCACCCGAATCGATCGCGCCCGTCGTCGAACGCACCTCGGCCGCTGCCGCCGCGCAAGCTGCGCCGGCCGTCACGATCCCGGCGGACGCTCCGACGCCTGCCCCCTCTCTGGACATCTCATCGGTGACGATACCTGCGCCGGCAGTCTCGGGTGATCCGGTGACGCCGCCTGCTGACGCTCCGGCCATGACCCTGACCGGTGGCCCGGTCACGTCCAGCGGTCCCAACACCCCCAGCCTGCTCATGCCCACGGTGGCTGCGCCGTCGTCGCAACCCACCGACACACCGGAAGCGGACAAGGTGGCGATCGAAGAGCCGCCGGTCGATCCGATGAACGACACCGACAGCGCCGAGGTCGCGACCACCGTCAAGATGATCGAGCCGGGTGAGAACCCGAACGTCCACCAGGAATTCATCATCGAGAAAAAGGGCACCCGCGGCGACGCGAGAGCCCTGAACACGCAGAACCAGCAGCAAGCGGTGTTTCCCGACATGCTGCCGGCCTCGATGGTCAACAACCTGGAGCATCCGGCTGCGGCGCGTCAAGATGACGACGATGCGCGGCGCTGGTCGCAAATCGTCCAGAGCGCGGCCGGGGCCATTCCGGGCTCGGAGATGCTCCAAGGCATCTTGGATCGTCCGGACGCCGAGTTCCGCCAGTACCTGAAGACCGAACGCAACCGCGTGGGCTACAGCGCTCCGCAGTTCGCTGACATGGGCGGCGGCAAGCTCTCGGGTGAACGTGCCATCCAGCGCGTGCGCGCCCTCATGGGCTCGGGCGGCCTGGTCACGGTCCCGCTGTACCACTCGGGGTTCCACATCACGATCAAGACGCCCAGCGAGTCGGCCCTGATCGAGGTGCGTCGCCGCATGGAAAACGAGCGCATCGAGCTGGGTCGCTACACGTTCGGCATGGTGTTTTCCAACACCGCGTCCTACACCGTCAACATCATGATGGATCTGATCCTGGAGCACGTCACCGAGACGACGCTCAAGAACCAGACCGACCTGCGCCAGCGCATCGACGCCCTGGACATCCCCGTCCTGATGTGGGGCATGGCTTGCGCTGTCTGGCCCAACGGCTTTCAGTACGCGCGCGCCCTGACCACCGAGCAAGGCATCCTGCACCACCAGGTCATCACCGGCCTGATCGATGTGGCCAAGCTGCTGTGGGTGGACAACAAGGCGTTCACGGCCAAGCAAAAGGCCCACATGTCCAACCGCGTCGTCGGCTCGATGACCGACGAACAGATCCAGGCCTACAAGGACGACTTTCCGCTGCGCGCCGGCCGGGTGGTTCAACTGGCACCGGGCATCTCGGTGGAGTTTGCTCCGCCGTCCGTCGAAGCCTACATCGCTTCGGGTCGCCGCTGGGTCGAAAAGCTCGTGCAGATCGTCGAAGGCACGATCACCAACGACCGCGAGGACATCGAAGGTCGCAACCGTGCCATCGTCCAGCACGGCAACGCAACCTACATGCGCCAGCTCGGTCACTGGGTCAAGCAGATCAAGCTCGGCGAGATCGACAAGGAAGAAGTCATCGACGACACCGAGAACGTCGAACTGGTGCTCGAGACGCTGTCGGAAAGCCAGGAGATCCGCGAAGCGTACATCGCCGGCTACCGCAACTACGTCAACGACATCACCACGGCCATCATCGCCATTCCCGAAGCCGCGTCGAACGACCTGATGGTTCCGCGCTTCCCGAACCTGATCGCCATCGACGTCATCTCGACGTTTTTCATTCTTCTCATGCAGCGAGTCAACCAACTGATCAACCGCTGACGGGTCAATACCACGTCTGTGATTATCGGTTCGGGGTTGACGCCCTGGACACGCCTGAAGAAATGAGGACGGACAACCGAGTCCGAAGAGCTCTCGCCGACATCATCGAGAAAGTTCCTCGACTCGGATCCATCCATGCACGGATGGTGCTGAACGAGTACTACGAAAAGACCTATCAGATTTACAATCATGATGATCCTGGAGCAGAACCGTTCGCACCTATCCTGATGCACTGGAATCAGGACACCATCACAGAAGGTGGGTTGCATGAGAGGATGAAGGAGTTCGTGATGCTGGATGTTGGAAAATGCTTCAACATTTCGTTTCCCGAATTCCTGGAGCAGCCAACATATGTCTGCGAGCTGATGCTCAAGACTGTGAGAGACAAGATCAAAAGGGAAGGCCCTGAGATCGACAAAGCCCTGGCCGCTGTGGCCGAGCTGAACAAGAACAAATAGCGTTTCAACGGATTAGGAGTCGAGTCATGCACTTTGGATGGGAGAAATACGAGCTTTTCCAGGATACCGCGCCTGCCAAAGTGATGGCAGCGCTGGTCTTGCTCAAGCTCAATGGTCAAGCGTCGGATGATCAGCACCTGCGCGAGCTTGCCGCCGAGATCTTGGGTGTCGAAGTCGAAGCCACGTGTAATGACATGTGTGGCAACTTCGTCATCTCGGAGATGGTGGCTGCTTTCCGCGCCAAGCGCTCGGACATCGACGTCAACGAAGAAGTCTGGTTGATGCGCGCCATGGATCCGCTGATCCTGCCGTCCATCGACCTGTGGATCACCAACGCCAAGAAAGCCGGTGTCAGCTCCGATCGCATCAAGAGCGCCGAGGCGCAACGGGATCGCATCGCGCGCTGGCAGTTCAACCACGGCACCAAGCAAGATCGGTAACCCCGTCATGGGGGTGGAAGCTACTCATCCGCCAAGGGTGGGTAGCTTTTATGTCGCTATACTGTGCACCTTGACCATCGCTGCTGATCAAACATGTTCTCACCGGGAAACAGATCCCAACGAGAAAGACCTTGGCTGGTTATAGCCTGATCATCTTGAAAAGCTTGATGGGGTAAGCTGCCTGACCGTGCGAGAGTGGATGCTTGCTTGCGTCAGCCTTCGGCGTTTTGGGGATGTTCTTTGAAAGTTCGATGACAGTCACGTGGCAGCCAGTTAGCGCCTCGCCCACTTTGGTTTAAAAGACCTCCTGAGGGGTGGGAAAGGACGATGGCATAAGTCTTTTGTCCACGAGCAGATCGGGTACGACGTCCTTAACCGGCGTCGTACCCTTTATGCTGCCACGGCATAAAAGGGGAGCCGAAGCTCCCCGTTTACGGACACCAGACAATCTTGCCGTCGGTGACCCAGTAGTGCGACTTGCACGGAAACTGCTGGTTACCGATCGACGGATAAAGGGTTGGACCGTTGGGACCTTCGGTAAAAGTCCATCCGGAATTCTCGCCCGGTTCGTTCAAAGGAGTCACCGTTTCCCATCTGCACTCTCCGCAAGCGCAGAGGTGAATGGCCAGGTTAAATCGACGAGACAGGTAGAGCACGCCATGTTCAAGCTTACTCCTGTCTCCGATGTGTACGACTTCTTTGACCACCAGGCGTTCCGTTTTCATGACAGTCCTTTAAGCAACGATTCGATCGACCTCTTCCTGCGCGAAGGCGTCTGCCATCTCGACCAGGGTGGGCATACCAAACAGGTTGCAACAGACTTCAACGGCATTGGTGGGTCCTGCACTCAGGTTGATCCCCATCATCCGCCGGGTGTACTCCGAAACCCCTTCAATGGAGATCAGTTCCTTGACGGTGGTGTTGCGGGCCATGTTCATGACCGCCCCGCCGTTTGGATAGCTACCTGAGACGTCCAAGTCAGCGACGTTGCGGCGCAGATTGGTTCTCAGGTTCGGGAACTCCAGGATGCACTTCAGACCGTTGTCGGCCAGCAGGTGCGCTGGCAGCATGATGATCCAGTCTTCGCCACTGATCGTCTTCAGATCGATGTCGTCGGTCATCTGGTCCGAGGTCGTACCCATGATCCGCGGCGGATCCACGGTCTGGACAAAGTAGTGCAGCTCGTCGACCAGACGGCGCGGCTGCGACTTGAAGTCCGTAAAGTCCGAGGATCCTCCCAGCAGCGGCATCACGACCGACAAGTCCTTGGTCTGCTCGTCCAGCAGTTCCATGGACACGCAATCGAACACGTTGTAGATGATGTATTCGAGCTGGAATTTCGATTGCATCAATTGGTGCCAGGCCAAGCCATGGCCCACGTTCTCGAACTCGGGGTTGTTAAACCGCAGCTTACCCAAGTTGAGCTTCAGACCCAGGATGTAGTCCAACGAGTACGAGGCTTCAGCCGGATCGGAAATCCGGATCTGCTTGTACGCACACATCGAGTCGACCACGTAGAAGCTGGCCGGCGTAAAGACGGTGTGCCACTGCTCGTGCGGTGGCTTGGGCATGATCTTGCCCGAGGACGTCTTTTTTTGCTTGGGACCTTGTTTGTACTCGAAAAAGCGGAACTCACGCGGCACCGACGGATCGCTAAAGACATCGGCCAGGTTCATGCCGCAGCGCTCAAGCGCCGTCTTCATCTTGGGGATGTCGAAGTCGATGTTCCACATCGCAAAGAAGTCAGGCTTCCACTCGTGCGCCTTTTGGATCACGCGCTTGACGATCTCACCTTCGGAGTCGACGATGTCGATTTCCCAGACGATCTTGCGTTCATCGACGTACTTGCCCAAGTGCTGGCGCAGCATCGCCTGCAAGCGGTTCTTGACGTCGGAAAAGCCTGCCACGAAACTCGCCAGGACCGCTGTGTAGATACGGTCCTTGAACGAGATCGTCTGCATGATGATCTCTTGCTCCTTGGAAAAGACGTTCGTCTCCGTATCAGAGCAGGCCACCGAGTAAGGCGTGTTGGTATCAGGAAAGCGCTCCTGGTACATCCGCTTGATGACGGCCGTCGACTTGATGTCCGCGCCGTAGACATACGGGTTGCGACAGGTCTTTCGCAAGTTGGGCTTGTCGTCGTTGCGGTAGGTCTGCTCGAGCGCTGCGTTGATGGACCAGACCAGCTCGGTCTGCGTCGACTTGTACTCCATCAACTTGGATTTGAGCTCGGTTTCTTTCTTTTGCTGGTGATCGCGCGCGTTCTTGGCGGTGATCCAAAACGGACGCTTGAAGTTGGTGATACCCCGGCTGGTGGGGATGGTACGGCCGTCCTTGGTGTGGACGATCTCCTTGACAAAATGGTAGTCGTTTCGGCTACCCGGCGGCGGCGGGCAGTATACGGCGAAACGGCATTCCACTGCCTTGATGTTGTCCTTGTCGATGACTGCTGTCATGGATGGTCCTGCAATTATTGTGACTGAACGTCCTAGATATAGGGCATTCTTGACCGTTTTGTCTTTGTTGCTGGCTTGTGGTGATACACGAACACAAGAAGACGACAAGGTGTGATTTTAAGCAAAGCTGAGCTGTAGACTGCCAGCTAAACCTCCTGCCAAGGACTTCGTCATGAACAAAAAGTTCTCTCTCGCCGCCTTGGTGCCTTCCAACGAAGGCATCGAGTTCCAGAACGGCGCGTTCTTCAAGCAACTGGTCCTCGTGCTGGAGCAGCACGAACCGGGGATGCGCCGCAGCCTGCGCCGTGGTGACCTGGAAAAGCTCGGCCACGAGCTGGACGAAGTCATCCTGAAGTTCACGGGCCTGAAGACGGACGTGATGTGGGAAGAGTTCGACATGAACGCCTACGTGGCTGCGCCCATCCTGGATGCGAATTCGCCGATCTACCTGTCGATCAACGAGTACTACGCACCGGGCACCGGCGGGGCCAACTACTTCGTCAAGAAAGAAGGCAACGCCTTCAACATCGACCCCAAGAGCGGCAAGGTCTCGGGCAAGATCACGCAGGAAGTGTTCCAGATCGGCGCCCCGGCGATCACCTATCGCCAAGCCAAGCTGTCGGACGAAGAACTGGCCGCCGTCATCCTGCACGAAGTCGGCCACATCTTCTCGATGCTCGAGTGCCTGGACAAGACCTGCTCGTCCAACGCCATCCTGACCGAGCTGGACCAGCGCTTGCGCTCGGGCCTGCCCCCGAAGGAACGCGAAGTCCTGCTGGAAAAGGCCGGCAAGGCCATGGGCTTCGAGCGCGACGTCATCGAAGACGCCGTCAAGACCACCGACGACAAGGTGGCCCTGACCGTTTACGCGGCCTACTCGATCAAGACCATCCGCACCACCTCGGGCGACAACCTCCTGGACGTCAACACCTGGGAGACGCTGGCTGACCAGTATGCCACGCGTCATGGCGCCGGCAAGGCCCTGGTCTCGGCGCTGGACAAGATGTTCGACGGCGCAGGCATGATGTCGCGCCGCAGCAACACGCTGTACCTGATCATGGAAGTGGTCAAGATGGTGCGCACGATTCTCCTGATCGGCTCCGGGGCGGCGGTCATCGGTGCGGGTCTGCTCAGCCTGGCCGCTGGCGGCATCATCTTCGTCTTCTACGGTGCGCTCCTCATGGCCATCGGCGTGGCCACGGTCTTCGAGGGCAACTTCGAAGACGGCTCGGGCACCTACGCCAACGCCAGCGTACGCCTGCTGCGCATCAAGCACCAGCTCATCGAGCAGGTCAAGCGCTTGGACCACACCGTGGCCCCGCTGGAGATGAAGCAGCAGCTGCTGGCTGACATCGGCGCCATCGACGAAGTCCTGACGGCCTACAAGGAACGCAACGGCTGGCTCGACGCCGTGGCCACGTTCTTGTCGTCGGGTTTCAAGAACCGCCAGGCCAACATCAAGTTCCAGAAGGCTCTGGAGAGTCTGGCCATGAACGACTTGTTCGTCAAGTCGCTCGAGCTCAAGACGCTCAAGACCGCCTGAAGTCTCTCTTTCCACCATTTTCAGATACAGGTTCAAATACCATGTTCAACGCCAAAGTGATCCCCTACGTCAACTCCCTGTCGGCGCTCAGCCTGTCGGCCACGGAGAAGATGTTCATCGGCGCGGCTGCCGTGGCCGCCACCGTCGTGGAACTGCTGGAACTGCCCTCGGCGCCGGTGGGCGAGCCCGAGGACTACTACAACCGCCACGCCACCCAGATCGTGCGTGACCAAGTCGGCTCCTTCAACGAAGCGGCCCCCATCGACACGTTCGCCGCCACCTCGCTGGCGCGCAAGTTCTGGATGTTCCGCTACAACGTGCTGTACGGCATGCGTCCGTACGTGGGCGTCAAGGACAACTTCTTCTGCGGCTACATGCAGCCGTGCAACTTCTTCTCCGAAGCCGAGATCGCCATGCTCGACCGCAACGCCGAGGCCATCGCGCGTCTGCAGAACCAGATCCGCGTGATCCTGGAAGTCGCTGCGCGCCCGGGCTCCATCGAGCTGCGCGACTCGACGCTGGCCGCGGTCGAATCGCCCGTGACCGAGACGGTGGCCGTCGGCTTCTGAGCAGACCATGCCCATCACCTCCCAGGACACCGGGTTCACGTTGGACACGATCCAGCAGAACCCGGGCTACGACCTTGACCAAGCCCTCTTTGGCGACGTGGTTGCGGGAGAAGTCCCCACCATGAAAGAAGAGGCCGCGGCCGATGGTCTGGTGTACCGTCACGCCATGATGAACACCGAGTTCAAGAGCCACGGTGAACATCACAGCCTTTCCAACTCGATCGAAGGTCTGGACGATCTGTCGATGAAGGTCGACTTGCTCGGTGGCAAGTACGACGACATCGACTACCTACGTGCCGACATCTTCGATGCCCAGGGCATGAACCGGGATCTGGCATTGTCGTGCGAAGCACTGCTGCCAGGCTTCCTGAATGAACAGCGCCCCGTCGGGTTCTTCACCCAGCTGCCCACCAAAACCCAATACACCGTTTCTCTCGAGTTCCTGAACACGAGCAAAGAAGCGGTCATTGCGGCGATGTGGGCCGTGCTGCACGAGCTGATGGAAAAGATCCGCAGCTGGTACGAGAACTACCGCAAGGAACAAGACGAGGCCGCGGCCAACTTGGCCGTGCGCCGCATGTACGTGATCCTGACCAACGCAAGCGACGTGGCCCGCGTGATCAGCGACGAGTACAAGTTCTCCCACACTCAGGACTACGACGCGCAGCTGCACGCCCGGGTGGGTACGGTCAAGGAAGGCCAGGAAGACTGGCTGGCCCAGTACCTGGAACGCGCCCGTCAGCATCCGTTCGACTTCAAGACCTGGGTCGAAAAGCGCAAGGCCGTGCTGGACCTGTTCGTCCATCAGGACCAGTTCGAGCTGCTGCCTGGCATCATCCAGGACGCCACCCGTATCCAGAACCAGTTGGTCGGCTTGATCAACTCGGGCGTGGAAGCCGGGGTCGTCAAGGTGATCGAGAGCCCGGACTTCGAACGCATCGCCACCTTCGTCAACGAGTTCACCCACGCTCGCCTGACCCAAGGCGAGTTGGAGAACTTCCACTCCGAAGACGTCGTCAAGGTGATCTCCAAGTTGTTCAAGCCAGTCACCGTGCTG